CTATTCTTTTTCCGTGTCTTGATGATGTCGTTCTTCATAATGTTTCCCTTTCTTCTTTCTGCAACAATCGCACAGGAGCGGCGCGGCATCATTGTGTATCAACTGGGCAAGACCGCCAGCGAGATAGCAAGCTTCTTCGCTTGACAAGTCCACGTTGGAGCCTTCGCAGATGTGCGCTACAAGGTGGTGCAGTTCGTGGACGAGCGAATTTGCACACTCCGACGCGGACGAAGCAGCGCCGACAACCATCACCGACCTCCGTAAAGCGATATTGCTGTACGTCAGACCTCGGTTCAAGCGGTTCTGACGCAAGTTTTCTTCCGCTTTAATAAAATACTCATCGTCGCAGTCTACCGCACGCAGACAGGCGAGAACCGCGTCTGTGTCAAAAGAATGGACGGCAAGAAACACCTCCGCCGTCCACCCATAACCCACTATGTCAAGCGTAAGCCGTATCACAGCACATCCTCCCACGGAATGCCAACCCCGTTGCGCGCGCAGTCAGCATAAAAGCGGTTGAAAATAAAGCCGTCGGCTTGGTCTTCGTCGCTCAAAACATCACTCACATACTTCGCTACAGCGGTGTTGTCCGCAAGACATCCGCCGAGGAAGTCAGCCTTAGCCATATTCGCCACATACACATAGTCGTGGTCTGTGCAGTCAATCTGCACCGATGCGGATTTCAACAGCTCGTCGACATCTTCCTTTCTCCACGGATCAATGCGCTTTCCGTCCTTGCGCATAAGCGATACGGCAAACTCGCACATACGGCGGTTGAAATGCCACCCGTTGTGTCTGAGGTATTCGGACATTCCGTGCGGCTTCGTGTCGTACAAGTCAAGAGGCTCACGATGTTTCATAGCGCTCTCTAATATCTGCGACGATAGCCGCGTTCTCCGTAGCGGTCGCGGTCATCATCATCGTTCCACTTCTCGCGGTCGTCGCCCATGGTGCGGTAGTCGTCGTAGTGACGTTCGCCCATCCGTCCGCTTCCGCGGTGCAAATCATCTATGCACTGCATAACCTTTCCACCATAGCGGAGCATCTTCTCCGCGTTCTCGGCAAGCGTTCCCAGCTTGTCTTCAGTGATTTCAATCATATATCCCATAGTCGTTTCAGTTTTTGGTTTTCGCGACAGACGTGTTCAGTGCCTTGGACAGCATCGAACGTATGTCCGACAATGTTCCCTCCATTCCTGTGACCTTCTCCTCGAGCAAGCCTATTTTCTGCTCTTGCTCGCGCTCCTTGGCGAATTGAGGGTTGAGAGTCTGCAACATAGTGTCGCACGCTCCGATAACTCGCTTGTGATACTCCACGCTCTCGACAACGCTGCGCGACGTTCTGAGCATCGCTTCCACCTCCGATGTCATTGCTTCCTTGTTGTCAGCGACGACAACGTTCCCTTGGTTGGCTATGGCGAGCGAGGCGGGAAGTTGCTTGAAGTCAACCGCCGTTCCGTCGTCGGTCTTCACCGAGATGTCGACCACTTGCTCCACGTTCTGCGAGAATGCCGAATATGGATTTGTCGGTTGTGCGTACCTCGGTGTCGGATTGCTTACCGACACCACTTGCCCGACTTTCAATGTCGGGGTTTCCCCTTTCTCGAGGATGTATATCAATGCGTTCTGTCTTAATCCACTGAACATATCTGTTGCTTTTTTGTGTTAAACAATTCCCGACATCAATTGCAAGGTGTCGGTTTGGCGGTCGAACCACAGCTGCACCACTCCAGTTCCTGGAATGTCGGCGGCTGTCAGTGCGGCGCCGTTGAATTTAGTGACGGCTTTCGTCACTCCGTTTGTCTCGAAGAGGACGGGCAGTGTGCCTGTCGTGCCTGTCGGAACGGCTTGCGCCAAGTCGACGAACAGAGTGCCGCGATACCACGCGTTGACGAATGCGTGGTTGGCGAAAGTGAACACAACGCTGTCGGTGTTCACTTTCACACCTGTTGTCGATATGGCGGCTGAACCGCGCCTATTGACGAATGTAAATGCTCGGAAAGTCATAGCGCCCTCCTTTCTATGTCCAAAAGGTAGTGCCGTTCAGTCCGTACAAGCCCATCTGCGCTGCCACACAGTTCGGGACTGCGGTTGCTTGTGAATAGCTCAAGGTTACAGTCTCGGGCAATTTGCATTTGATTCCAGCCACCTCGCTTTGCAGTTTAGCAAGAGCGGCATTGAGAGGAGCGATTGCACTGCCGACAATCTGCGATGTCATTGCCGAAGACTTGAACGTTCCGTTCTCCTCGCGGAGAATGTCAATCTTGTTCTGCATCTCGCGCATTTCCGCTGCCGCCTGTCCAGCGACAATCTTGTCTGTCGCCTCCTTGATGGATTTCTCAATGTCGCACGTCTGACGCTGTGTTTCGTATGCCACCGAAGAGAAGCCACGCTCCTGTCCCACAGCAACGTTGTTGATTGCGCCTTGCAGTGTGTTCGTCTGCTGACACGTTGCGAGACGGTTCTCGCAGCAGCAGTTGGCTATCTGCTGGGCAATCTGCATATTTCCTTGCTGAAGCGCGTTGATTACCTGCATCCCCGACATTCCGACTTGGTTGCCTACACTCTGCACTTGTGATGTCAAAGCGGCGATTGCGCTCTGAATCTGACCCTCGGTGCAATTGAGCTGCGTCGCAAGGTTGCTCAATGCGTTGCGGTTTCCACCGATTGCGTCCATCAGAAGACTGCGCCCGTAATCGTTGTTGATTTCGTTGGCTATGCCTCCGCCGTTGTTGCGACCGAAACCCCAGCCGTTGCCTCCCCATCCCATAAGGAAGAACAGGAAGATTACCCACATAAACCAACCTCCCTCGCCGCCGAATCCGCCGTTGTTGCGGTTCATGGCGAGAAGCAAGTTCGGATCAAGACCGCTCTTCTGCATCAGCGGAGCAAGAAGCGACATCATTCCATTGTTGCCGTTCTCGCCGAAAACATAAGTTTTTGATTCCATAAATATTGATTTTAAGACGCTGGCAATATTGCCAGTGATGCAAATATCGCACGGAATCACTCGGTGTCAAAGAAGATGCTTGCTATGTGCTTGCGTAATGCTTGCAAGTTGTTTGCGTAGACTTTGTTTGTTTTTTTTCTGTTGTCCACAGTCAGCAGATGGCGCACATTGGATGGCGTCATTCCGAACAGCTCGGCTATTCTGCGAGGGTATAGTCCGATGTCGTAAAGCGTCTGAATAACGAGCATTCTTGCGTCCACAACGTCAGCGTCACGGCTCTCCGACAATATCCTGTCGCTCGGAATGTCGGATGCTTCGGAGGCGAATTTCACCGCCTCGGCAAAGATTTCGATTGTTTTCATTTGATTTTCCCTATTTAATTTCGTACCTTTGCCGAACCACAACATCCGCTTTATCTTTAGACAAGACACAAAACGTCCGTGCGATTCAGGCATAATTGGCTCCCGACTCCGCACGGATCGTGTGTAGATAAATAGGATGTTGTGGTGATATTTTATTTAGTCGGGAGCTTTTTCATTTCTTCATCTTCTTTACCGCCAACCAAATCACCACTGCCGACACAACGGCGATGAACGCACCGATGGCTATGCCACCGATGTCCTGCTTAGTCTTCTCCCAACGTGACAGCTTCCGCTCCACTGGGTAAGGCACGGCAACGTTGTCCGTCCTGCTCCGATAGGCGCTGTCCGTTCTGCTCCGATAGACGGTGTCGTGCTGCGTAACGTACCGCTCGCGCCACCGCCACGCAGTCACCTTGATTGTGTCACCGCCGCGCTCCACGACCACCGAGTCGCGCACATACACGGAATCGGTGCGTATCTTGTTCACTGAGTCAGTGCGTATCTTGTTCACGTAGCACGTATCGGTGCGAACCGTCTCAACGGGTACATACTGCACCGACTTGCATCTGATGCACATCACCGCAAGCACGGCAATTAGCACCCAGCCTATCACCACGCAGACATATCTGCATTTCTCGTCATCTCTCATATCACTTTTTCCATAATCGTTTCACCTGTCTTCTGTTCTTGCCGTCTGCGCGGAAACTGACGTGTACCCACTGACCTCCATTCTCCCACAGCAGTTGGTCGAAGTCGAAGTTCTCCTCAATCAGTTTGAAGATACGCGCGTTCTCCTCGCGGCTTCGCTGATTGATGTCGGCTGCCTGTCCTGTCTTGTGCTGTGAGCCAGCGACACCTCCGACCGCCTTGTTCAGCCGTGGGCAGCGGTAGCCGCTGGAGATGTATATCGGCTTGCCGTACATCTCCCTCAAAGGGTCAAGCACGTTGTCTACAAGTGCCGTCAAGTTCTTCACGGCTTCCGCGGTCGGCGTGTTGTCTATCTTCATCCGTGATGCGGTGTCGCTCCGTGTCAGTTCATTCAACGTAAAATATTTCATTTCTTTCGTTTTTTAGTGATTGTGATTGTTCCCTTTAGTGCTTCTCCAAGTTCTTTGCGCTTGTAGCCTACAAGTCCGAGGATAATCTTGAAGACGTTTATTTTGACTCCTTTGATTTCGCCCCAGTTGCTGATGATGCTGTCAAGCTCGCACAAGCACGCTATCGACATAAGCACCACGGCGATTACGATAGCGGAGCATCCAAGCGGTTCTCCGAGTGCCTTGCCTACCACAGCACCGAGGATCACGATACAAAGGTAGTCGGCTATCTTCATCATCGTTCTCCTCAAAGCGCGGCTCGCTCGGATGTCAACGTTGTTGGAGATAGACTTGTGGACACCGAGCCACAAGTCTACAATAATCAGCACTCCAGCGAGGAGCATCAGCCACCGCATATCCCAAAGCAGTGTGCTGATTTCGCCTATGAACACTCCCATACTTGCAGTCCCGATACGAAGACTATTGTTTACTGCCGTTCCTGTCATTTTTTTCTTCCTTCATTTTGTGGTTTTCAATATTGTTTCTATCTTTGTTGTGAGGTCGCCGCGTTTTGCGGTAGACCTCTCCTGCGAGGCGTTTGTGCTATCTCAGGTTGTAAGGGCGGCGTATGCTGCCCTTTTTTATGCCAATTCATATCCTTTCGCTTTGATAGCCGCTTTTTCTTCTTCGGTCAGTGCCGTCACTCCCGATAGCATCTTTATCGGCAATGACAGCGTCAGCGTCTGTTGCCCTGCCGCCTTTCTGTCAAAGCAGTTTATAAGCGATTGTTTCAGCTCCGCTGACATTTTAAGATTAGACAGTTCTAATGATGAAATTTTCGGGGCATTGAAGAAATTCTTGCCAAGAGTCACGTATTGAGACATATTAGCAGCCACGTCCACACTGAACATAGCATCCACCTTTTCCGCACTTTCGAGAGAGAAGCTCGACAAGTCAAGCGTGACGTTCCCGAGGCCAGCGAACATATTGGAGAAATCGGTAACTTTTGATGTGTTAAAATTTGTAAGCCCCACAATTTCCTTATTACGAGCGGGGATATGATCACTTGCATTCAGCCCCCAAGTATAGAACATCCAACCCATATCCGTAACCTTTGATGTGTCGAACTGAGAGACATCGATTTTTCTTACCAGTAAGGCTTGGAATAAGGATCTCAGCGATGTCGCACTTGCAGTATTCCATTTCGATGTGTCTATAGTTTCTAATCGCGAGCCTGTAAAGATTGACACCAGGTTCTCCGCTGAAGATACATCCCACTTTGATACATCCAATTTTTCAAGACCAGTCAATGCAAACATATAAGTGAAGTTCTTCATTTTGCTCACGTCCCATCCGGATACATCGAGGCTTTTCAATCCTCTGCGTTGGAAGAACATCCGTACCGCAGATGTACATTGACTCATATCGATGTGGCAATGCACATCAAGACTATCATTGCTTGAGTCTCTGCTTGATCTAAAAGCGTCATCGTAATTCGTAATTCCTTCGGGAAGATACCATATATCTCGCACGACGGACATAAAAGTTTGCTCTGCCGCTAATGTATTGTTGATTGTTTTCTTTTCTCCTAAGTCAAACACAAACACATCACTATTGCCTATCCTCACATCTGCCTTTTGGTAAGTGCTACCGTTAAACGGGATAGAGTCTTGCCTGTAATTGCCTCCTGTCCCTAAAACCACAACATTCTGCCCCCGATATTTACGCTGTATATAGTCTGCATACAAATCATTTAGGTGCAGCAACATTTGAGGAGACATCACTCCCGATGTCTTGTTCACGACATCAAGATTAACATACGCATAAGAGCTTCTGGAAGTATCGGCTAAGTTCTTTGTATTAAACTCTATGGACACTGAATTTAAGTCGGAACGGACAGTACCAACCGAGGTCACCACATCCAAGTTTGGCAACTCCACTGTTTTCGAAGCTCCGTTGCCTGCATAGTGATTGTACGGAACAGCGGAAACCTTCAGCGTGTCGTCTATACACGCTTGGATGTCCATCGGTGCGCTAATCTCTCTCGCTGTTTCCACAAGCCATTTGAACGGCATAAAATCGGTTATCGGGTTGCCGTCACGAAGCACCAGCACCGCCCAATCCACCGTTCTTGCTGTAGAAAAGTATTCCCCTGTGGAATCAACCTCTACCTTTTTAGTCTTCCGCCCATTGCGGATATACAGGGCGTCTTTTTTATCGTGATTATTCCCCGTTCCGAGATACAGGTAATAGTCAACAAAAAAATCAATCAGCTCGCCTGTATAGACATCCTGTCCGTTTTGCTTTACACGGACAAGAACATTCACTTCGTTCGCAAGGGGGCTGTTTTCCATCACGTCTGTTGCCAACTCAAGGTAGGGGAATGCGATATAGTTTCCGTCTTGACCCAAGTACTTCACCTCTCGCCATCCTTTGCGCTTGATTGCATTTTGCAATGTGGCATCTGCGCTGTCGGGCCAATGCGATATTGAATGCACATTGCGATACAGACGCACCTCGTCTGTCGGCAACAGACCTTCCCCGTGGATGCGGAAATGCTGCCCCGTTTTGTTCACACCAAGCCTCAGCCGAGCGGCAACCATCGGTGATGCACCTCCGCTATTGTCTAAAGCATTGAGCCGTTTCTCGTGGTCGGTGATGTCGTCAACATTCTTGCGAATACGAGCGTAGAGTGTTCCGTTAGCCGCCGCCGCATCCTTGGCAGTGCCTACGTTCTGAAGCCGCTCGTCAATCTCCTGTCCTGTAAAATTAATCTGATGATACTCCATATCTAAATATGTTCTGTCGTTAATAAAATCTTTCCGTTCGCGTCCTTTGGAATGCCAAGATGCTCATCGACAATCCTCCGCACATCGTTCTCCGTAATCCCGCCGAAAAACACCTGTGCGTCAAGTGCGGCGGTCTGCAACTCAAAGTCCGTCGGCTGCTTGATGTCCGCCTCCTCCGTCGTCTCCACGATAGCGAATTGCGCAAGGCGCATTGAGCGCACATCCTTGTCAGTCACCTCCACCGCATACGTCCCGTTGCCGAGCAAGTCGGCGGCGATGTCAACGACAAGCACGTTCGTGTCCTGCACAGAGTGCGGAACATCGTAGGAAGCGGATGCCTTGCGGACACACACGCGGCACTGTTCCGTCGGCGTGTATTTCTCGGTCTTGCTCACTCCGCCCTCTGTTGTTGTCAGTTCGAGCGGAATCAGCAGCCGAAATCTGTTTCCTCTTACTATCCTAATCATACCATTCAACTATATTAAGTTTATCCAATTATTTCCGTCAGCCGTGACGCGGATGCCCTTGCCCGACACCTCCAAGCGGTACTGCTGATAGACCATCACACAAGCCTCGGCAGTCTGCTGTATGTACGTTCCGCCAGCGGTAGCGGCGCGGAATCCGTCCGCCGCGATTTCCACCATATCTGTCGGATATGTCACCAAGATGTTGCCGTTCGGCTCGATGCGGAACGATGTCGAAGTGATAGCGTTCCCGTTGCCCCAGAACCACACATTGGCAGTGATGGAGTGGATGCCCTCGGAGAGTGACACCGAGAGCGAATCAAGGGTGAGCGTCCCCGAAACAGACAAGTCAGTAGCGGCGGTTTCCTTGTCAAGCGCACCGATAACCTTGCCGTCAAGCAGCAGTTCGAGCCGTACACGGATGCGCCCCCCTGGGTATGCCAACGCGTCGGAAACAAGTTCCGACACACCGAGCCCTATTGTCGGCAGTTTCGCCACCGCTCCGCCGGCTGTCTTGAACACATAGCCGCTTGCTTCGGGCAACGCAACCTCCGCGTGGTAGTAGTCCTTGCTTGCGTCCACATCAATCTGTCCTGTGTACGGCTTCATTGCAACGTCGACCGACGAAGCCGAAGTGGTGAGATTGCCCCCCGATATGCGCATTCTCGGCTTTTCGTTCGCGTCAAGCAGCAATATGGTGCCGTTGTCAATATCAACCGTGCCGAGAGCTGTCTTCGCTTGCAGACGCTTTGCGACAATGGTGTCAGCATCAATCATCTCTGCGTTTATCTTGCCGTCGCTTCCGAAAATCCGCACACGTGTAGTGCCGTCGTTGCCGACAAACTCCGTAGTGTCCGCTTGCAGTATGATTCGCTTGTTAACGATGTCGATTCCCGTGCGTTCAAACTTCAGTTCCTGAGCTTCGGAGTACGAAGTGTTGGGAACAAGACATACGCGGAAATCCGTCAGCGTCACCGTGGCGATGCTCTTGCTTGACAATACCACCGACAACGATCCGAACGACAGCCACGATTCGTCGACCGTCAACACGATGTCTTTCTGTGTCGCCGACACCGATACACCTTTCTTCGTCTCCAACTCGGTGGTGTAGACCACCGATGTTCCGCAGACAATATCCATACGCACAGGCAGAGCAGCGAGAAGCGAGTCGCCAACCGTGGTGACTGAGAACGACAAGTACAACTGCTGCGTATGCGCCAAGCCGTCGGTAATGATACTTCCGACAATGTATTTTCCGCTCGGGTTGCCGAGCGACGGCTTGGCAACCGTCAACATCTTTGTCTGCGGCAGTGTAGCGTAATTGCGTTTCGGCTGACCGAGAGCATACACAGACATCTTGATTGCGTCGGAAGTCTGCTTTATCTCCGACGTGTAGCCGTTTGACGGCTTCCAATCATCGATATTGTACAAATAGTTCAGCTTGCCTTGATAGGTGAACGTTTTCGCATTGGAAACACAGCGGAGCAGTTCGTTCTTATACGTTCCATCGGTAGCGTTCACCCACAAATCGCCAACCTTGTACGGCTGGAACGAAGGCTTCTCTGTGTACACCTTCGCCTTGCCGTTGATGATGTCGACAATGTTGTCACCGCTACGGCTGACGAAATCGCCTGTAAACTTGTTCCCGTCTGGGGAGATAATCACAGGCGCATTGTCGTCCGAGAGCGCGAAAGTCTTGATGCCTTGATACATCTTGATAGACGGGCTTCCCACTCCGTATGACGATACCACGACCGCATTCTGACGCGCCTTGTCGGACTTGTTTCCAAGACAAACAATCGTGTCGCCCTTCATCGGCTCGTCAGAGCCTTCAAGGCAGTCTGTGATTGACAAATCTATATAGTCAGTGCCGACACCGACCACAGCGCGCCAATAGTAGCGTCCGAGGGTCGTTCCATCGGCATTCTTCTTCGTGTTGAACTCGCGGCACAGAGCAAGGTCGCCCACCGCGAATTGATTGTATATCGTCCGCTCTCCGTCGGTCGTCTTGAAGTAGCAGCGGTAGACGTTCGTGTCCGTGGCTTTCGCCGTCAACTGCTCTCCGTCTTTGTCGAGCAAGTCCGCTCCGTCACTGCTGCGCAATCCTATCTGTGCTGGCACAGTCTCAACCCTGTAGCACTCAATGCCAGCGGGGGAGAGGATATTCTCGCCGCCGACGTGGCTGACGTGCTTGATTTCCAATGACTCAAACACGGCACGCATCCGCACGAATATCTCGTCAATCTCCAAGTAGGAGCGTCCGTTTCGGTCTTTCATCAGCTCGAAGCCACGACCGAAAGACCCCTCCATAAAGCCAGCCGACTGCAAGCCTTTGGCGAACGTCAGCAAGCCAGCGACATCATCATCGTCAACCGCGTTGACGAACTGACGCAGCGCACGGAGTGCCGAGTAGGCGTTCAAGTCAGAGGCTGGTGTCACATTGTCGTAGGAGCGGATGAGATACACACCGCCGCTTCCCGATTCTCTGCGCTGTCCTTGTGCAGTCAGAGCCTCCACCGACTTTGACAACGTGCCTATGGTGGAATAGCTCACCGCCTCGCCTATGGTGTACACCGGGTTGTCGTAGGGTATATCCAAAGGGATTTCCCATCCGATAACACGGCTTTTCCTCGGTGTGCGGAAGAATGCGGCGTTGACAAGCCGCACACGCTGACCGACATCAAGCGTGAATCCGTCACGCGCCACGTCGCACATAATCGTGCAGTCGTATGTCTGATTGTCGGTAGCCTGTTTCTTGATATAGTCGACGGCGGTGGTGTAGAGTTTCTTCTCTGCATCGGCAACCATATCGCCCTCCGTCACAAGTTTGGCATCGAAGTTGATAAAAACAATCTTGTCGCCGACACTCGGCTTCAGCGTCTCGTCGGGCAACTCACGTCCGTAGTCGGTGTTGTAGACAAGCTCCCACCGCTGCGCGTCTTTGTTCACGCTTCCATCGGGGTGCTTCACTGCATCGTTCGCTGGGTTGAATGTGACATCGAATGTCATTCCCGACAGCAAGCCGCTTTGGAACATCATCTGAATCGTTTTCCCTTCAAGCAGATATTTGCGGTCGAAGATGAAGCCGTCAACTTTGCACCAATAGATAGGGATTTTCTTGACAACGTTTCCTTCGCTGTCTTTAATCGGCGCTTTACGATACACGAACACATCGGTAATCGTAGCGTCTTGCTTTGGATAGACATCATCGAAGACGATCGTATTCTCCACGACTTCCTCGGAGGGCATCTCTGTGTTTGTGTCGGCGGTATATGCGCTGTCCGTGATGTACACGCGGTTGCCCTCCGTGTCATACTTGTACAGGTCTATGTAGTCCGTGCCTTTCGGCAGCATCAGTCTGTCGGTGACTACACTGAGAGCGACACTCTCGCCTCGGTCGTTCTTGCGGTAGTTGCGCAGATTCCTGTCAGAGCCGTAGACGTAGAACCTTGTGGCGAAGTCGGCTGAAGACTTGGCGTTGCCCATATCGCTCACATTGTCACCGAGTGTCAAGTCTACGGATTCTGTTTCCTCGCCGAATTGACATTTTCCGAAGTAGATGATGTTCCCGACAATCCACCACTCGACATCGAAAGCGTCGGCAATCAATGTCAGTGCGTCGTATATGCTTGTATTGTCGTATGTCACAAGCACGCTTTTGCTCGCCGTGTCTTCATCGACTCCGTGCAACTGCACGCGGTAGTCCATTCCCAAGCAATCAAGGTTGTCGATGATTGCCGCTTCTGCCTGAGTGATGATGTCGGCTGTGTGATTCCACGACGATTCCTTGCGGTAACGCTTCTCCACGTTGCCTACGTTCTGTTTGTAGACAAGCATCGAGATTTTGTTTTTCCAAGCGTGGTGCGGTGCCTCGAATTTCAATTCGTACTCATAGCCGCCCGTCGTCTTGCTGATGTTCGGCTTCTGGTCGGAGACAATGACAAAGCGTCCGAAGTCGGTATCGATGTAGTCGCCAATTGCGATGTATAGCGGCTCGGCGACCACGAATTTCAGCGTCACATAGTCATCGCCCATGAGCGCGAACCGCCGCACAGAACCGCTGCCCACGACCACCGTCGCGCGCTCCTTGCCTGTGCTTGTCCTTATGCTGATTTCCGCTATCATTTGGCTCGGTTGTTCGGGTTTGGTTCGATGATTTTCAGCGTGAATTTAGCAAGTCCGTCAATTAGCTGCGAATACTGACTGCACGACTGAAAAAAGGTGCGATAGATAACATCTGGCTGCCATCGTGTCGAGATTTCGAGATAGCCACCAGCGAGTATGCGACAGAACGCATTGTACTGCGCGATGAAGTGTTCTTCATCCGCAGCGATTAGGTGCATATCCAACGAGATTGTACGCTCGGCGAAAACGGGATTGTTGTTTATCAATCTTGAACCGTGTTCGGTTCGCGCCGTGGTCTTTATGTAGTCTTTCATCTCTGGTGGTGTCATCAGTGATGTAAGAGCCGTTTGCGACAAACTTACACCCCATGTTGTGTAAGCATCCTTGCCGTTTATAATCAAGTCACCTTTCATATCAATTCATTGTTTTTCTATCCAGCGATAACTCGCAAACGTGTATTCATTTCATCTATCTTTTCACCGAATTCATTGCGTATTCTCCGCGTATCAGCGGCAATGTCTTCAAGATACGATGTTGACCGATTCATAATCGTCACGACTTCTTGCAGCAATGTGTTTCGCACAGTGCTTATCGCTATTGATGTATCCATTTTGTTCAGTAGGCTCAAAACATCAATATGTATGTTCTGCGCCGTAATCTGCAACATTGTAAAGCGACCGCTCAATTCCTCGGCAGTGTCCTGCGACATAGCTTCGAAACCGCCCGAATCACCGCTTTGCTGAGTGTAGTTGTCGTAGCCTGTAAAGTCGGCGATATTATCGCGAATCTCCGTACCTTTTTTATAAATCTCATTAAGCGCGTCCTTGAAGTAGTCTTTCTGTAGCTCTGTCAGAGTGCCGTTACTGAGTGCTGTTACATAATTCTCGTACCATTGCTTCAGATCCTTGTCGATTAAATCTTGCAGTGCGACGGACAACAATGCTCGCTGCATTAGTTCGGTGAAGTCATCGGCAAAGTCCTTTGCGTCTTTCGACATATCCATCAAGGCTGAAACGAAATTATCTTTCATCGTATCAAAAGACACTTTTGCGATGTTCTCTTGCCATTGCTTGGTATATTCTTCAATCTTTTCGGCTTGCTCTGCATACGCTTGCAGCTTTTCAAGGACATCTTTGCCAAAATTCCCTTCGCCTGTGTCGCGGATTGCTTCTGCAATATCGACATTAGCAAGAAGTTTCTTCATTTCTTCGGGACTTAATGACCAGATGTCGCCGTTGAAATTTGATTTGACATTCTTTTGCGCCCACGCTATTTGCGAGGAAGATAACCCCTCCCAATAATAATTCCAGCTGTGATGCCCTTTCCAATACGATGCTTGCGCTTTTGCAATTTCAAGCAGATTATTGTTCGTTTCCGTCTGATTCTTCTTTGCTTGTTCGTAAGCTTCGTTCGATTTGAAGATATTATCATCCTTAATCGATTTATTTAATGAATCGATTGAGTTTTGTAGCAACTTATTCCTATCGGTAAGCGATTCTATTGTTTTGGCAACTTCTTTCGAGTTCCCCTCTAAGCCGAAAAGATCGTCAATCTTGAACCAATGCGCAATGCCGCTGACAAGATTCATAATGACATCCCCAGCGTCTTTGAATAGCGAGATGATTAAGTATGGCAATTGCTCTATGATTGAATTTATCGAATCAATAAGTTTCTCCATCATTGTGTCGATAAATTCAGTCGGAGCATCACCCATTGCGTCAAGAATCTGTAGAATCGCACCGACAATACCGCCAGCTTTACCGCCAAGTTCGCTAAGGGCTTTCCCGATACCATCAGAGCCTTTGAACAACGATGTGACAAGCTTCGTTATCCCGTTCGCGAAATTATACAACGAGCCGTTTGACATCTCGTTGAGATAGTTTGTGAAATTGCTGATTCCGTTCGCTGCCTTGCTGACACTTGTGCTTAGATTGCTGCTTGTTTCATTAACTTCTTGCTGAGCGTTCTGCATCTCTTTGCCTGTGTCCGCAACGTTCGCTTTTGCAAGATTCACGCGCGTCTGTGCGATTTTCTTAGCATCATCAGTAGTAGCGTTTGCAAGACTTTTGTTCGCGTCTTCAAGTTGACGAACCGCTGCACTATGTGCGTCGGTTTTCTCTCGCAAGTTTTTAACGGCATTTTGGTACAATTTCGCCTCCTTGTTTATATCACCCCAAATGCGAAAATTAAACACAGATGTAGACTTACCCCCTGTTTCCAAACGTAATTGTTCGCGAAGATCCGTATAAGTTTTCTTGTCCGTTGCTGAGAGTGCCTTGAATTCGTCTGTTTTAATATAGTCCTCGACTTTCTGCAAGGTCGCTTTGGCAACATCTTTAAGAATATTGCCCACTCCTTGAAATGTGGCGCTCCAGTCAATGCCCATCGACAACGATTTGGCATTGGCGTTCGATATTTGCGAAGCTTGTTCTCTCTGCAATGCAGCGATGCGCCAACGTTTGGTTTCTTCGCTATCACCGCTGTCTTGCACATCTTTGATTTTCTGTGCATATAATGCAGAAATAGCGTATTTCTGTTCTTGTAACGTTCCGTACTGCTGAAGATAGTCCGACAGCGCTTGCAGTTCCGCACTAAGGGTTTCTCGTTCAAGTTCAATGCGTGACTTTTGCCGACTTTTCTCGTTGTTTTCATCGGCCTTTTTCAAGGCGGCGCGTTGCTCATCGGTCAACCCATCAACACCTACAGAATTGCCCGCTTTCTTGTTCTCGGCAATCCAGTCACGACGTTGTTTCTGTATCGTTTCTTTGCGCTTCTTATACTCATCTTCAATCTCACGCAGACGTTTCTCGCTACCTTCGTGCATAATAGCCGTTTCATCGGCTTCGTTCTGCGTTTGCAACGCAATTAATTCTTCATTGAGTTTCCGCTGTGCTTGTTCGCGCTTTGCAGCTTCTCTTTCTCGTTCCGCCGCTTCATTTCGATGAGTCTTGCCACCCTTATTTATCTTAGTCTTAGTCCTATTGTACTCTTTTTCAGCATCATCAAGAGCAGCTTTCAAGTCATCACGCTGCTTTGCGAATTGTGCCTCAGTGAGTGAGTTTGACTTATTCGCGATGAAATCATTGTATTTCTTAAGGGCGGCTTCGTAGTTCTTCTTCGCATCGGCGACATATTTGTCACTTGACGCGCGAGGCGCACTGCGTTCGTTTTGTTCGCGTATAAGCGAGTTTATTTGTGCTTCGATTTCTGATAGAGAAAAATAGCCACGCAAAGCCCGTGGACCCGAAATGAAGTGTCCGACTTTTCTGCCGTTCACCTTCATATCGTTCAGTAGTTTTTTTCGCTGTGCGATAGCAGTCTTCAGTTCATTGTTGCTGACACCAGATAAGTCGTTTAGATATTCAGCAGCGTTCTGCTTTTCCTTTGAGCGGCTTAATTGCTGAAATCTTGTTCTAAGACTTTTTAGTTCCGCCTTCTCTTTCCACGTCAGCCTTGATTCGACTGTGATTTTTTTCCCATCAACACCAGTTATCGTCCTTTTGTTTTCAAGTTCCGCGATACGCTTATTAACTTTGGCGGCTTCGGTGGCTACGTTCTTAATGCTGTTTTTCCCGTCGAGTGCAGCGATTTCCTCCTTGATTGTCTTGATGTTTTTCAGAACATCGTATTCAGTTCTGTATTTTTTGAAGATTTGCGGATAATACTGCTCGAGCGCAAACAACGCATCACGGCGCGCTGTCGTGCTTGTCGCTTCATCGCTGGCAATCTGGGTCAACTCCTCGATTTTCTGCCGATGTTCTTCTTCTTTCTCTATTACTTTCTGCTTCTCCTCATCATATTTCTCTGTTGCCTCTTGTACAAGTTCGGCTTCTGTTTTCATCGACGCTAAAGCAGCGACGACACCAGCAATAGCCGTTGCCACAAGCACGTATGGATTGCTCAGCATTGTCGCGTTCAGAAGTTTCTGCGCACGCTCCACAAGAACCAACCAATTGTAATGGATTGCTTCTGCCGCTGTTGCCCATCCTTGCGCAGCAGCGGCTGTCATAACCGCCGTCTTGTACGCTCCGTATGTAGCGACAAGTCCGAGCAACATCCGCCCAAATTGCTCATAATGCTCAACAATATATGATACCCCCGATAAGGTAGTATTTATGATGCCTTCGGATTGTTGACCGAGTTTGTTGAACATCACATCGATAGCGTCCTCAATATTGCTTATCTGCCCTGTAATGGTTTTAGACTGCTCATCCATCAATCCGCCAAAGCGAGAGCCAGCGGATGTCATATTGTTGAACGCTTGCTGGAATACATCTGACGTGACGCGCCCAGCCGTTACCATATCACCAAGTTTGTCGGTCGTCGTGCCGAGAACCTTTGCAAGTTCCTCGGCAATTGGAATGCCTCGCCCTTGGAATTGACGCAAGTCTTGCGTAAACATTCGCCCTTGCGTCATCGTCGTGCCGTAGAGGTACACCAAATCACTCAAAGGAATAGACAGACCAGCAGCGACATCACCGCAACGCACCAAAGTATCGTTGACATCTTCAGCAGCGATTCCGTAGGCGAGCAACTGCTTGGCGCCCTGTGCAACGCCTTGCAAGTCAAACGGAGTGGTGGCGGCAGTCCGCACTAATTGCGACATCAAAGCATCAGCTTTCTCCGCACTGCCGAGCATTGTTCGGAATGCGACGTCGAGTTGTTGAAACTCTCCGCGTATCTTGACAAGATTTTGCACAAGTTCTTTCGCGCCGAAAGCCAAGCCCATAGACGCAGCAAGTTTACTGAACCTATCTGCGAATTTATCCAAGCCTATTCCCGACTCTTCCGCAACCTTTGCCGTTCTGCGCATTTCGCTCTGTATCTCGGCAAGCTTTCGCATCACTTGCTGATTATTGACACTTATTGTGAAATTCAATTCTGCCATTTCTACCCTCCGAATAATTGGCGAATCAACGCAGCGTTCTGCGGATCATCACCATCCAACACTTGGCAATCGCCATTCTGTACACCCAGTTTCCGCATTTCGTCATCATTGAGATAAGCAGTATTCAACGCGTCGGCAATCAGCATTTGCAAATTCGCATAAGAGATACCCCAGACGACATACTGCATTGTCCAGCCATATCGCTGACAAGCGTAATCAATCAACGAGCCGTACACGCTACGACCGCCGAACGGAACAGTCTTTGATGTTTTTTTCTGCATCGCAGTGATACGCTCACGCATCACTCGCTCCACGTCAAGACCGATATGTTTTGCAAACATCTCTACGTCTGTCCATCCAAGTGTCAGCATATAGACACTTGCGAGCTGTTCGGCATTAAGTGCCGCAAACTCTTTTGTTCGGTTCTCAATAAGCGTAGCATCAAACAAGTCATACCGCCGACGGAAACTATACAACGCAAGGATGTGGCACACGTCATCCTTATGCGTGCTACACACTTTAAGCATCTCTGCGAAAACATTGACCTTAAGATTCTCTGTGCTGAAACCAAGCGATTGTGTGATTGGCGCGACGAGATATGCCACACCGAGAGATGGCGGATAAAGGCAGTACCTTTTGCCGTCAATATCAAAGGTTATCGGACGTTCGATAATCGTATCGATCATCTGTGCTTCTATGTCTTTCCGCTCATTCATATAGTGCCCGATGTCGGATTCGAACCGACAATGCCACCTTCACAGGCGCGCTTTGCCAATAGCAAATCGGGCGGCGCGGTAAAATCTATGGAAACCCGCGCCTAACATTACCTAACTCAACTTAACTAATCACTTAACTTGTATTGTTATGAGAAAAAACCAATCTTATGCGTCTGCACCAACCTCGATTTTATCCTCCGCCCCTGTCGTGTCGGATGGATCAATTTCGATTTTACTAATCGTACCTGCTGGCTGTTCGGTGACAATTACCGGACCCCAATAGATTTGCTTATGTTTCGCGTCTTGCTTCAAGGCGTCGAACGTGTAGTTCCACACACCGCCATCAGCGGTTGTGAATGTATCCTCTACAGACGCAGCCGCTTTAAGAAATGCAAAACCTTGCGAGGCTGGATTCTCAGGCTGAAGCACAACTGCATATTGACCGCCAATCACACCATCATCAGCGATAATAGGCATCGCACGACCTTCAACCGCACGGATGTTCAACGCAAGCGCGTATGTGTTACGATTGTATTTCACATCCTCATTCTCGCCACCTTCAATTTTGGCTTCGTTCTTGTTGCCTTTGGTGGTTGATAATTGGGTAGAACCTTCAACAGGAGTCGGCAACTCAATCCAAGAGCCGCCCCCTCCAAGCTTCTTGACAAAAATTCGGGGCTTGCCCCACGCTAATACTGCCATATCTGTTACTCGTTATAATTCTGAAAAAAAAGTCTATTATTAATCATCTGTTCGTTTCTGCCGTCCACGGCGTACACTCTTTGCGAGTCCATCTTCCACCGCCAACCGTCGCCGAAACGCAAGCCCAAAACATCATCAGACAATCGACAAAGTTCCCGTAGGCGCGCATCGTCGGATTCATACGCGGTACGTCGCCTAAGGTCGGGAACGTATATATTGACATTGATATATGCTTCTTGAAACTCTCCGTTTTGATTCGCCAAAACGGAAATGCACAAGTCTTCGGTATTGGACTCGCCTGGGCGTCTACCTTTGTAGCACTTGCCGTTGATGTTTTCGGCAAGAGGCGAAGACTTGACATAAGTCCAAACCAAATCCATAATCTCAATGTCTGTTTTCATCTCTTAATCTTTGATATTTGTTCTTCAAGTCGTGCCATGACTTTTGGTGTTTCCGCTCTTGCCCACAGCTCTGTATTGGCAAGAACATCCTTCGAGTCAATGGCTTCCACATACGACGCATAGTTCATTCCAGCGACAACTATCAATGCCCACTTTTTTCGGATTCCGCTTGCGACCTTAGTAGCATAACTCTTGCCGTCGGTCGCACCTTCTGCGCCGTTCCCCACTACAGCAAAATCGGATATTGATATGACACTACCATTGTGTATCACCGCATAGCCAATTGACGAGCGAAGATTGCCAGTTTGGTCGCACCAGCTTTGCTCTGCCGACCTTTCGCGAATCTTCGCAACGCACATCTCGCCAAGCCTTGACAGAGCGTTGAATATCACTTTGTCAACACGTTCTGCGATTCTCTGCGCTTCATCGTTAATACCTTGCATTTGTACAGTAATAGGCATTATCATCCAATTTATCCAAGCCAAAGTTTGTATTGAAGATTGTACGGAACGAACCCTTTGACTTCAAGCTCGAAAACTTTGCCGTAGCGTGTAAGCCGCACTCGTTCCCCTACCTCAAACCATCTCACTCTCGGAGGTAGAAAAGCGGTGAACGTATACTTCCGCGTCACTCCATCTTCGAACAATCGCTCTTGTGGCTGTCCGTTCGCATCGGCAAGACACTCGGTTTTTTCATCATCGAGATATGTTTCGCCTTCGTGATAGTCACCAAGTTCATCCTTATATCCATCAGATGTGATGTATCGCTGTATATAGCCGTTCGTTCTCATCTCACCACATATCAGAGCCGTTATCAATTGTCGTTGCGTCATCACCGAGAAATTCAGAAGCATCCAAGCCGCCTTGACTGCACCACCAAGCAATGTTCCTTCGCACTGCCGCTAAATCTGTCGCAGCCGAAATTCCGTTCTCGCTGCGGCTTGTTTCCACCCAGCCACGAACAATGCCTATGGCTGCTCGCAAAATCTCAACATCTTGCGGCATTGCCGTTGCTTCAGAATCCAAGCCAGCGTTTACAAGCGCGAGTGTCGCTGCGTCGGTATCGACATAGCACGTGTTGCAAATCAACTTGCATTGCGCCTTGAGTGCTTCCAAATTAGTCATATCAATAACCCGTTTTGAGCGTGTAGATATTATCCATCTCGGTAATCACTGGGAGCGAAAGGCTCTCAGCTTTCGTAAACTCACCCTTGTTGGCACCCTTGGTTTCGCCCACGTGCCACTTGGAGACACGGATGCGCCCGTAGTTAGAATATGACACATCGCTCTCGGGATTAAGCTCATTGTCCGAAAATGCGTTCTTGACAACGCCGAGCTTGCCAGCTGGAATAAAGACTATGTTCTTCGCGTTGAACGGATTCACGGATGTGATCTTGCCATTGTCTTGAACGCGCACCTGTCTACGGATCTTCTCAAACTGCGGATAGCCGTTTGCTTCAAGGTAAGCGTTGATGTCGGATAACTGCACAAGCCTTGAACCTTTGTCAGTTCCCCAAATCATCTGCTTCATCTTCTTCGTGCGGCACATATAGGCAATCACACTCGGAGCGGCGAGAACCTTGCCGAGAACAGTCTTGTCGTCGGCAGCGTCAAGTATTGCTTGAATATCCTCCATGCAATCCACAGAGTCAATGTTCGCCTCCGTCCATTTTGTTTTCGCTTGTGCAATATTGCTTGCAGGCTGATTGTAGTCGATTGCACCACGAACACCGCCTTCGGGGTTGTTCTTATTGTCGAACGTGAATTTGCCTTCATTTGACAGCGCGCAAAGGAATATCATATCCAAGCGTGCTTCAACACCATTGACAACGGTCGACACATCGCCCCACATCAAGTCGATAAGTTTCTGCTTCTTGACACTATCAGAAAGTGCCTTCGTGTCCATAATCTCGAGAATCTTGCGATAATCTTGCATAGACATCGGACGAGTGATAGCGTGGTTCAACACACGCTCTTTAACGGTGTCAAGTCCGTTTGAACCAATGATTGGCTCTTTAGAATTGTCGCCAATTGTGGCTGCCGCGATAGTCACATTGTACTTGCCAATAATCTCCTCAAAGTCAAGCCCAATAGTCGGAGTGTCCCAGTCAAGGTAACTGCGATATATAACTTTGTCGAACAACTGCTTGTTCAGTTCAGACGCTTTATCAATTCGTGTCTGAATGTTCCTTGTCAGTTCTCCGAAAATAGATGAAAAAACTTGATTAGCCATATCTTACCTCCTTTCTATTGTTTGATGAATAAAATGTTGTGATTCGTCTTCAAGAACGCACCGCCATCAAGCCAATCGGCTGGGAATTGCGGACAAACGTCCTTCAACGCGACCGCCGAATAAGCGACATCAAGTGTTGACATTCCCACGGCACGAGAAGTGTAGTCGGCACCAAGGATGGTGTTCGCCTCGTGCGCTTGCGAATAAGTCGTCGCGCTATCATCTGTGTCTTTGACTGCCTCGACAAGGTAGTCGCCCTTGACAAGCGTTGCCAAAGCTGCGGAAAATTCCACAACATCGTAATCTGGGTTTGAGCGGTCGACACTCTTGACAGTTACAGCAGCGTCTTTCTTGCCGATTTTCATCACGGTGTCGCCTGCGTAGAAATGATTGTTCTTCGTAACGCGAGGCTTTGTGGTTGTGCCTCCGTCAACAACTCTGCCGACCTTGACAATCGTAGCAGTCATCGTATCGAAGTCAGCGTACACAAGCGCGCCACGAGGTATGACATCGCCAACTGGAATCGATTGACTGCAATTGAAGCCACCTGGAAGCATACGAACCTCAGTGCGCCAAAACGCATCAAGATTACCAGCATAGGTCGTTTTCTTAAATTCAATAGCCATAAAGAATTTGTTTTAAAGATTATAAATCGGGCAGCTTTTTCGCCCACGCTTCGGCGTCGTCCATAGCCGCCTGTTCGGACGATGATGTAATGCTCGCCTCAGTTGACGGCATTAGTTTGTTGGTGATAAGATCCTGCTTGTATTCCGTCAATTCTTTTTCAACATCAGCGTCATCCGCTATCGCGAAACGCTTCATCAGAAAATCGGGAATGCCCAATCTTTTCGCCGTTGCTGTGATGTTTGCCGAACGTTCAGCCTTCTGCTTCTCCGCTTTTAAATTCTCATTCTCGGCTTCAAGCGCCGTGAGTTTTTTGTCGGTTTCCGCCTTGAATTTCTTGAACCACTCTGGTTGGTCATCATCAGCTTTTTTGGATACGTCGTCGTCGCCATCACTATTGTTAGACTTCTTCTTCGCATCCTGTTTCTGCGCCTTGCGTGTCACTTCTGCTTGCATCAAGCGAGCATAAGGGACTGCCGAATTCGCCTTCTCTTCGAGTTCTTCATCAGAAGCCTCGTCACTAATGCCCTCGCTTATTGTTTCAGCAATATCTTCGATGGCTTTCTTTGTCAATCCAAAATCCTTGCATTTGTTTTGGAGTAATTCTAAGAGTTTCTTATTCATAATATCACGCGTAAAAATTATTCGTTTGCCTCGCGACAAATATAAAAATAAACCGCTTAAAAAGCGGTGTTTACCAAACAAAAAAATCGTTGTTTTTCAAACAAACTTCAAAAAAGTTTGCTAAACTCGGTATTTTGTTTGCTAAACATTTGCACGTTACAAATATTGTTTGTATATTTGCAGTGTAAAAAGCAAGTATTAAACACACCGCTTAATGAGCGGTCGAGGAAGATTATTAATTATTAAACTTATAAAAATGAAAGATTATCAATTATTAGACTTCAACGAGTCGATGAACGTTGTAATCAGCAACAATGCGACCGAGTACAAACCAATCGTAATCCGCTACGGAATTATGTACGACCCAGCGGATGGATTTCGCCCAATCAACGCACCAGCGAAAACAAAGAAACTTAGCGACTCTGTGGCAGCGGAAGCACAAACAATGATTGATAACGCTCGGAAATCGTGGAAACCATCAGTAAAACAAGAATCAGCAAAGCCAGCAACAACCGAAACTACTGATAATGTTTCAACATCGACCACACCACAAACATCACTTAGTGCATCTATCGCGGAAGCGATGGCTAAACTATCAGTGGATGCGATGATTCAATTCGCAAAACCACAAATTGATAAATACATCTCTGATACATACGGCGCCTTGCCTAAAATCATCGAAGTCAAATCCGATAACGGCAAGAACAAAGTTACAGGAGCGACGCACAAAGAATTTGAAACAATTCTGAAACTTGTAAACGCAGACATCCCTGTTTTCTTGACAGGCCCAGCGGGATGCGGAAAGAATGTCATCTGCAAACAAGTTGCGGAAGCTCTCGGCAAAGAGTTTTATTTTTCGAACGCAGTCACTCAGGAATACAAAATTACAGGCTTTATTGACGCAAACGGAACATTCCACGAAACGCAGTTTTACAAAGCATTTACTCAAGGTGGGATATTTATGCTTGACGAGATTGATGCTTCAGTGCCAGAAGTCCTTGTGATTCTTAACGCTGCAATCGCAAACCGATATTTCGACTTTCCTAACGGACGAGTGCAAGCGCACAAGGATTTCAGAATCGTCGCTGCTGGTAATACGTTCGGGACAGGAGCGGATGCAGAATACACAGGACGCTACCAGCTTGACGCATCAAGCCTTGACCGCTTTGCAATCGTTGAGATTAATTATGACACGAATATTGAAATGGCAATCGCTCGTGGAGCGGTAGATATTGTGGATTTTGTACACGCGTTCCGCAAGGCAGTCAAGGCTGCGGATATGCGCTATACGGTTTCTTACAGAGCGATTGAGCGACTTGCAAGCCTTAGAAGCGTCTTCGATGTGAAAAAAGCAATATCACTTGCGATTGTCCGAGGGATGGCGATTGACGATTTGCGGATCATCGCAAAAAACATCAAAGACGATGAAGATAACGAATATGTAATGACCCTTAAATATAAATTGGCTAAATAATCACGACTATGGCAAAGAATATTGAAATCGAGAAATTCGCAACAATCGATGCTTTTGTAAAATCTTTGAACACTCGGGAATTAAATCCAGCATTCAAAAACAAGGGAGAAATATCAAGCAAAATCAAAGGGAATAAAGATTTCTATAAGACCGACACATACGAAGAGAGCGAAGAATTACTAACTGGCGGATATAGAGAAGGGCTGTCTGTAATACAGAGTGAGAAACGTGTGAACAATTATGGTTTTATTAAACGGAACATTCCAACGGTTGGCGTTGTAGGTTTCGCTCCACACGTACCGAATGCAATTGCGGGCATTCCACAGTCAATGGTATCTGTCAAGGCGCGTAATCAGAAATCCAAAATTGTGAGCATCATCTATAACAACAGCGCGAGCTGCTCTGTAACGACAAGTCAACTCGCCGTTGCTGGAAGGCACGTTCTTGATGTCGTAGCAATTCTCGAACGTCAAGGCTACAGGGTTAATGTCGACATTTTAACAACGGCTTGCACTGCTACACAAGTAGCGATGTGCTTCGTTCGCGTCAAGGACGCTTTGCGGATAATCAATCCACTTAAGCTCGCATACATCCTTGTGCATCCATCATTTTTCCGTAGACAAGGATTTCGTTGGATTGAAACCTGTCCCAAGATTACAGACGAAACATTTTCCGACGGCTATGGCTATCCGTTGATATGGCTGGCGAATAAAAAGAACGAGTCTGAAAGAGAATGGATGAAGCGGCACAGACTTCTCCCCGATGGCGTTTTCTTCACTTGCTACAATGAAGCGGTTCAGAATAACGCTGAAGAGCTGATAGATATTATGGGTTTGGGCAAAAAGAAGTAAGTTTAACTACAAAGATAGGCGAATGGAAATATTTGTCTATCTTTGTCATCGATAAATCAACGCTGTATGGAGAGAATCAAACTGGCGAAAGAAGAGAAGGAGGCTTTACGGATTCTGCACGAGGGCAAAATCAATATGACAACCGACCCTCAGCGAATCGGCAGTCTGTCCTATGGATTTGAAGCGCTTGAACGGCTTGGTCTTGCTCGGTGCGCGTGGTCTGAGGGACACGTAATCGAGGATGTTGCAATAACAAGCAAAGGAAGACGGTATGTTGACCATAATCCCAAATTGCGGAACCCTGTTGATTGGCAGAAAATCCTCGCAGTCGCATCGGTCATATCTGTTATCATAGCGGCTCTTGCATTATTCATCGCCTGCTCGCTAATTAAGCGTTAAATAATGCAAGCGGCATTATTAAGTCACAAACACTTTTAGCAACTTTTATGCGGAACGCTCCACTAAATTTTGTATTTTTGCTGAAAGGAATTTTTAAATGAATTTTTATGGATAAAAACATTATTACAAACGGATATATCGATATTTTTACGAAAAATATTGTATTTTTGTAAAGCCAAGTAAGGATTAAACAAGAAGCCTATTTATGAAATATTTTGCCGACTATATGAAAGAGCGTATCTACGCAATAGACGAAAACACTGGTGACGGAGTAATGGTCGATGGAGACGGAAAATTCTCTATCCATAAAGACAAAAAACAAATTCCATGGTTATCAGAGGAAAATGGTACTGGTTTTATCGTTGAAGAAATGACAAAAAAGGAATTTGAATCTTTTGGCATAACATGGAACTGGGCGGCTGCACCATCACCAGATGAGGAACAAAAACACTCTTGGCGCAATTACAAGCAGGCTATTTATTGAAGTGCGAATAATATTCTTCAGACCTCTTTCTCAACACAATACCTTTTGCAGACTGTTGTTCTTCTTTAGACATCACTCGCCATTCTTCATAGTATTTATGCCCTAAGCCGCCTTCAATACCTGTTTCTCGATGAATCTTATTCCATAGTTTTTCTCCCAATATAGCTTTTGCGTTTTCTGGGAGCTCTTTGGCGTAAATCATTTTTGCAGTATTAACTTGAATTTCTGCAACAAGGCCATTGCTTGTTTGAAGATTGACTATATTTCCACTATAACCGAGATAGTTTTGTGGCCTCTGTTTCTTCACTGCGATTCCTTTAAATGCCTTGACTGGTTCTGACATTCTTAATTGCTCGATAACAATATCAATGTTTTGTCTGTCCGCAATAATAGTTGTCCGCACAAGGTCTTTTAGCTTATCGGGCATATATGCATCTCCTTTCTCCTTCCTCTCCAATAGAACTTTTCGCTTAATAGATGCCTCGCTTTTGTAATTTATCGGCGTACAGATTGCATTATGTCCAGCGGCAATGCTCTCTGCTAATCCTTGCACTTCGCCACCACTTGACCGAGCCTTAATTACGACATCCTTGATTGCCTTTTCGAGAGATTTTTCCGCATCCGTCTTTTCTCGCTTGATTTTTGTATACTTCGGGTTGTCCTTCACCCAATACGGCAATGACTGCGCTTCGACAACCCTATTCTTGTTGCTCTTCCACCAATCTTGAAAATACTTGTTTGGCTCCCGAATCACGCTCTTACTTTCGGGTATAGGCTCATCGTTAAGGATAGCCTCCTGTATTTTGTCAAACTCTTTTTCATCTGCAAGTATCGGCACGACATAGCAACGACATTGCGGATGCCAACCTTTGAATACAAAGTCCTTCGGGTACACTCCTCGACTGCCTTTCTCGCCACGTTTTGCCGACAAATCATTGCAAATATCTGGCTCTGGATGATTGTCAGACAACACGACACGATAGCCAATGACGAAATCAAGTTGTCGCCATCGCTCTTGATCTGCGGTGCGATATGCCATATTTGTTTCTGTGCGCGCCAAACGCATAGCGTTTTTGTATGACGAGCGATACACACCGCGACCGAAAGAATAGTCCTTAAGGTTCACCGTCTGCCACGATACATTACCTGTCACAGCGTCAACAACCTTGCGCTTCCACACGCGCCCATAAACTGGCTCTTTGCCGACAATATTTCCGTCAGCATCAAATATGTCTTGTTCGCCCGTCTTGACACGAAACCGACGAAACATCATATCTGGACGCTGAAGATACTTGCGCACCTCTCGTGAGATTGTGGCGGCGCTCTTGCCTTCGCCCATCGCTACGGATAAAGCCATTTCCATCTCGGTTTTGAAATCACCAACGTATTTCCACACACGCTGTGACAGATTCAATCCACCATACTCAGATTTGCGTTTGAAGAACGCATCCACGCTTTCTTTGTTCCGCGCGAAAAACCGAGCGTAGTGATTATCCTCTTTGACTTTTCTACCAAAGATTGACGTAATCAGCGCATCGCAAGATTTGTTCGCATTTCCCCACTCTGCAATTACGCCGCCCTTGATTTCGTTGTATACGCCGCTATACAACGCTCGGAGAATAGCATTTGCTTGTTCACTTAATCTTTTGTTGTCGGAAAACGAGAATGCCGCAGACACTCCGTTGGACGCCTTCATCGCAGAAAGCTTCAACAGCTCATCGGTAGCGGTAGCGTAAAGCCGTCGCACATTGTCGGCATAATGCTCTGTACGCGAGAAAAGCATTTTAGCGGCTTTGTCGTAGTCAATCTTTTTTTTAAGCATAGTTACTTATGTTTGAACATTTCGCAGCCGTGAGCGTAAAGGAAACGGCTGAATTGGCGCAATCTGCAATCGCACAATATCGGCTTGCCAAGGTAATCCGCATTGTGCGGATTGTAAGAGTGTACACAATCCGCACAATCGGGAAGCCGCCGTTTTATTGTCGGCATCTTACTCCGCACCGCCATATATATCCTCTTTAGTCTGATTCAATCCGAACAAATCGCGTTGATTCTGCGATGCTTGCTCTTCCTCATGGGCGAGCCGCTCGAGTTCTTGCTTGTGATCCTTGACGAGTGGGTTCAATTCAACCGCACCTTCAGCAGACAGGATCGCAGCATCACGCGCTTTGGTAATATTATCTATCGTCTCTGTGATATTCTCACCGAACGGCTCTTGAAATTCGTGCTGAATCACGCAACGTTGACACTCCTCGCGCAAAGAAATGTCAAGCACATTGCCTATGATAGCCAGTATCAGATTACTTGTTCGGTCGAGCAATTCGTCGTGCTGTTCCTTGTGCCTGTTCGCCTTTATATCAGCAAGCAGCATCATTTGTTTTAACGCTTTTCCGCTGATGTTTGACAAACTTTTCATATTGTCAAACTCAATATTAGGCGTGAATGTCTTGGATAATATATGCTTTTGAAGCCAATCGATTTCGGCTTTCTTACTTTCGGGCGCACTATCCCACGTCAGATACTTTGCATATTTAGACACATCATCAACATTGTTTCCACGTATACGCAACGTCTTGTTTTCATCGCCTTTATCGGGCATTGATTTGATGATATCTTCGTGGATTAGGAACATTGGGTCAGAGAAATAATCGTTCGTGTCCGCTGTTCTCGAGCCGATATACTCTTCGCGCCCTATCAACGGCTCTACACCACTCCATTCTTTTTCTTGCTGAAACAAAATTACAGGAATCTTGCCTACAAGGTTTTCTTCGGGCGTCACCTCCCAACCGCCGCTTGTTTGCTTGCAACGATATATCACACTCGGCGTGTAGATGTCGAAATGATACACCGATGTTTCGCTTGTTTCCTTGACATAATAACCCCACGCAAACGACACGAGATTTTCATAAATATCCCAACGCGAATATATCTCATCACCCTTTGAGCGAGCAAGTACACGGATTTGAACATCGGGCTTGCCATCTTCGTTGCGGAATACGTGAAACAGCATTGCCGACTGCGTTTCCGCACCAGCCAACCGCTTGCATTGTCGAATCTTGGAATTGAACCTCGTAGACTTGATTATATCGCCAAATTTCTCAAAAGCATTATCGGTATTGTCTGACTGCTGAAGCCACTTGACAGGCTGCCCATAGATAAACACTACCGAAATCTCATTGATGTACTGGGGGTAATTCAATGGCAGCTTCCATCGCTTGATTGTCGACTTGCGTTGCCCAAGCTTGTTCCGAACAATCTTATCTTCACGATGCATAATCTCGTGAGCGAGCGGATTGTACTCGCGCATCGCCTCGTTCGTTTCTTGCTCGTAACTACGAAACAGTGTTTTGATACGCGAAATATCCCGCGCCTTGATTAAATCCTCAAACTCTTGATTGCGACCGACGGCAGCGTTGATATAGTTGACTGCTGTCTGATAAAAATCTCTTATCATCTCTTCTTTTTGTTTTTGAATTATTGTTTTTATTATCGAAACATCTTGCCTATATCGGCAATAAATCATCCACGCTCACATCATCAGACAGCTCTATGTCTGCGTTATCGCTAAAGTAATTAATCGCATAGCCCAGTAAGTCCACATATTCATCGTGGGCTTTAGCAGGGAAGCCACAAATCTCATCTATAAACTCATCATTCCATTCGCCCTCGACAATATAGACACGCCCACACTCGACTTTGGGGGCTACTGCATGAAGTCGCACGTCCTTTGGGTCTTTAGGTGTGGGTGTATATGTCACGTTTAGGCTTGTTGAAACTTCAAGCTGCTGTACTACCGATTTGCCATTTGCCTTTGGCTCAACTCGTAGCGTACTTTGTGCACTGTCATAGTCATTAGCATATAGATAATCGGGAAGAAACTTCAATAGGTCGGGGAATGATTTCCACACCTTTTTAGCACATACGATATAGATGTTGTTCTTAATTTGGCAAGCTCCGATAATTCCCGATGGGTCATTGTCGGTTTTCTTCTTCTTTTCGTCATAGGCGGTATCAAGAAAGAAGTGCATGGTCTCACGGAAGCGCAAAGCTCTAAAATCGGTAAACGATATCTTTCTGAACCAATTCTCCTTGATGATGTTACCGCCATCTGCTGTTGGCGTTTGCATATACTGCCCGGCATAACCTCTGCTACCTAAATCCGTTTTGGCTTCATTCAGAACGTTTCTGTTAAGTCTCCTTGCGTCCAAAAGTCCATCAACATAGTTTGCACGGAGTGAAGAAGGCTTCACATCGTCACAGTCTTCTGCAGGTAGGCAGATGTGTCTGATATTGTCGCCTTTCTTTTTCAGCAAGTAACCCGTAACATCGTCTTCATGTAATCGCTGCATGATGGTCACAACGGGCGTGTTGGCTTTATCCACCTTACGGCTTGAAAGCGTCTTTGTGTGCTCGTTGGCTTGTACTCGCATTAACTCTGACTCTGCCTGCTTGGGGTTCACAGGGTCGTCATTGATGATAACGTGGGCATGAAAACCCGTAATGGTTGCGCCCGTAGAAGTGGCGTAACGATATCCCGTCTCCGTGTTTTCGTAGTTCTGTTTTCCCGATTTGTCCTTTCGGATTTGTATATTCGGGAAAAGTATCTGAAACTTGTCAGATAGAATGATGTCCTTTGATTTGGTAGCGTGTTCAATGGAAAGACCACCCGAATAAGAGTTTGTGATTATTCGGATGGTCGGGTCTTGCGTCCACAACCACACGGGCCACATAATGGTTACGATGGTTGATTTGGTTGTACCTGGTGGAATGTTCACGATAAGATCATACGGCTTTGGCTCTCTGCGCACAATAGACACAGAGAGCTTCTGCAATTCCTCACACAAGAACGGAATGTGCCAATTAAAGACTGGTGTTTCCTTGATGATTACATCCCAAAATGTCTTCACAAAGAAAAAAAAGTCTTTACGGCACTGCTCCGCTACAACTTGTAGAGCGAGTTTCGTATAATCTAATCGTTGGATCATTCTTCTTTCTTGTTGATAATATCAAGTCCGATACCGAGCAGCACTTCACGCTGCTCGTCTGTCAGCTTGGAAAGGTCTATTTCAGAACTCTTGATTAAATCCTTGCCGTCCTTTCCCGTAATTTCGCTGCGCTCTGTATAGCCACGGTCTTTCATCTGCGTTTTTGCATAGAAGATTATCATCGTGGTATCACCCTCTTTCATTTTCTTTAAAATAAGGCTTTCGGCAAAGTCCTTTTGCAGTTCCTTCACATCATCAGCCTTTTCTTTGAAGTCTGGGTCTTCTCGATAGTATCGGTAATATGTCATTCGTGATACGTTGCACGCACGACAAGCTGATGCCACGATGCCGCTGTTCTTGGAAAGCGCATTGAGAAGGTCTTCCTTTTCACGGGCGACCCTCTCGTCAATATTCTGTGTGTCACGTTCTGCCATACTTTTTATTTTTGTCTCTGTTTTGAATATCACGATACAAATCACCGACAAGAACACGATATGAACGGCACTTCGGGTCTCCTGCAAGCAACACCTGATACATCTTCTGATAGGTCTTGACCGTTGTCGCTTCTGTGCATCGAGCGTAAACTTTCTTGGCTACTTCATAGCCTGGATAGTCGTCAGGGTTTTGCGCTGCCTTTTTCATCGCGTCGATGAACATCTGCTTATAGTCCTTACCTTTCTCCAAATCAAACTTGTTGTCCTGCTTGGATGAGCGGAACATATCTGTGTCGTGATAGAGCATAACAAGGTCTGCGTTTGGCTCTCGTCTCAGTATTCGCTGATACAAGTCTGGGTAGAACTCCAAAACCTTAGGCAGACTCTTGATAGTGTCGATAGAGAAGAATTGCGATATACGGAGCTTGTTAAGTGCTACGCCTACTTTGTATAGGTAGATGTAGGTAATAGGAATTTGAAGCCCCGTACGCTGAATATAGAGCCAAATGTCTTGGTCTCGCCAATCGTATATCGGGTAGATGAATGTTGATTTCGTTATCGAAGAAATTGCGCTTCTACGTTGAAGACTTTCCGCTATTCGCAATCCTATCATTTGCGGAATGTCTTTGAAGATTTTCCTTCCGAAGACTTGGTAGCTCATTCCCATTCTGAAAGAAGTGTGGTTACGGATTGCAAACTTTGGCATAGGTCTAACCCATACACTTTCCTGCCCGGGCTCCCAACAAATAAAGCTCTCGTCATTTGCTAACTTATTGCAGCAGTTATAGTGCTTGATTGGCAAACAGAACCAATAGAACTTTGCACCGAGAGACATAAACTTGCTGCGCCATTCAAGAACGAGTTTCTCAACATCTGGGTAGATTGCTTCTTCATCGAAGAATGTAACCATGAGACGAGAGAACGATATGCCGTATTTCTGCATCGTCTTGATAACGATATCAGCCATACAGATACTGTCCTTTCCTCCAGAGAATGACATTGAGACTATCTTGTTGTTATGAAACGCTTCAAGAACTCTGCGCTCTGCCGCTTCCACAACATTGCATTTTAAGTCTTTGATATACATAAGCGTCCCTCCTTATCATCGTCTTAAGATTTGTGCCTTGCTGAACTTTTGGTCTCCTCGAGAAGTAACCAACTTCAAGAATGTTTCTCTGTCAATCTTGGATAGTCTGAAAATCTCCTCACGGCTCATGCCGAGCTTCTTAGAAATTTCGTCCACCTGCAAACCTTCATCGAGCAGCTTCTTTACGATATGCTCCATAGGTTCAAGCAAGTGTGTACCACGGGCGCGGTTGAAAGTCACGGTGCCTGCCATATCGTCCGTTGCGTTCTCATGTGCAACAATGACCACGGGTATCTTGTTGCCGAGAAGTGTTTTCAACGGCTCTCGCCCAGACACCATCCAACGGTGGAAGCCGTCGATGATGGTGTAGTCTGGGCGAATGACGATAGGAAAGCAAAAACCGTTATTCAGAATACTCTCTGTAAGCAAATCAAGGTTCTTCTTCAAAACCTTGTTAGGGTTGTAGTCATTTGGCTTCACCAAATCACGATCGATGAATTGCAGATTTCGCAATGGTGCGAAAAGGTCTTTGTCTTTCTTAGCCATAGTCGTAGATATTAGAGGATTATTTCTTTACCGCAATGAGGGCAAATCATAGTTCTTGCATGCTGCATTCCGCTCTCGATGTCGTTACGCTCCTCATCCTGGTCGTTACGCTTCTCCTGTGGAATGCCCTCAACCTGCTTTTCGCTACTCTGAGGTTTCGGAGCAGGCTGCGAGAAATCCACTCCCATATTGTCTTTTACAGACTCGTTTATGATGGCATCGAGATAGTCAGTGCCAAAGCCGATGATGTCGAGTTCTCCAACCTCTCTGATGATTTCCTCAATCTTGGTGTAGTCAACATACGACATGGACTGAATTTTGTTGTCCTCAATAACGATTTTGAGTTTCTGCTTGTCTGTAAGACCATGCATGATGCGTACCTCACCCTCAGTCTTGCCAAGGTGCTGTAAGGCGATAACCTTGCCGTGTCCGCAAAGGATTTTTAAGTCCTCATCAACAATGATGGGATAGTACTGTCCGTAGGTCTCCATGCTCTTTGCCATTGCAGCAATCTGTTCCTGCGGATGAATGTTAGGGTTCTTCTCGTATGGAACGAGCTTTGCAAGTTCCACAATTTTGGTTTCGTGTTTAATTGCCATATAAATTACTTTTTAGTATTAATAAACTCTTTTGCTGATGCAATGTAAGGTGCTGCATCACGCACCATTGATGGGTTGATGTCCCAAAGCTCTTGCCAACCATTTTGCACTGTGCCTACCCATTGACGAGCGGGCCACACTCCCGTGCCGACAACAAAACCGTTTTTCCAATCGTATAGAGGAGGGACTTGCCTGTTAAGGAAGTAGTGTATCACCGCCATAACATCTTCGTGCTTCCAATGTGCGATAGGAGATAAGCGAGTAACACCTTTTGCGTCCGTATAGATGTTCTGCCCTTTACCGCCAACATGATTGCCGTCTTGAAGTCTACGCCCCAAACAGATGATGTCAAGGTGCTGTCCTTTGAAGTATATGGCTTGTCCTCTGTGTTGGAGGATGTGGAACCATTGAGCAGCATACTTAGAGTTCACGGGAAACAGCATATCGGGATGATCTGCAACATACTTGATGTCGAGTTTCGGATTATCAACGATTGTTAGACCTTTCGGGGCATGAGCCTTGCACCAATCGACAAAACCAGGATATTCAATCTTTGAAGCAGTGCATAACACGCATTTGTCAATGCCTGCACGTTCACAGACAACTTGGAGAGCGAGACTATCCTTGCCACCGCTCCACGCATAAGCTACATTTTTCCCTGCTGTTTTTGCCTTGATGTCTGAAACGGCATCAGCGACCAATCTCTCCGCTTCTTCACGAGAGATTAGTTGCTCGATATTATTCCAGACTTTGACAAAATCCTCATTCTTGGAGGACTGCTTCTTACCTAAAACGTATTTTGCCATAATCAGTTGAATTGTAGGGCACAGCCTAACTGCATAGACTTCGTACCACCGTCATACTTCATCTGCAACCAATCATTAGGAGTAACCTTCCATCGGAAGTTAGCGATGAAGCCCGGCTTTGCTCTGCATGAATACCCTGCATTGATAACAAATAGTTTATGAGCATAACCACCAACAAACTGCAATCTGTCTCCGTCACAGAACTTTTTGCCGTTATACATGTTCTCCCATGCTCCATCCACCATAAAGCCGAGAGGGAGCTTGTATGTGGCTGATAGCGTATGTTTATAAAGGTTTGCTTTTGTGTCGTAGATAGAGCGAGAGAGAACGTAGAACTTTTTAGCCACGTTGAAGTTGAGCCACACCTGCGGAACAAAGGCTTCCTTGTTGATGTCGTACTGCAACACGGGGGTGATACTGAAACGCTCTCCGAGATCCTGCTTGTAGCCAACGAAAGGAGCTACACCTACATTCTTGCTGTTGTGCAAGTCGATGGAGACGGGCACCCAAACACGGAACTTGGTAGGCTGAGTAATACCGTCAAATATCTGCGCATTAGCCTTCACGTCGAAAAGAAGACTGATTGCTGAGATAATGATAAAAAGTTTAATTCGATTTTTCATTGTTCTTTTGCTTTTAAGATGATAAAATTATTCGTTGATAGTATCTAATTCCTTTTGCGGAAGAAGTCGTGAAATCACACCAGACAAGCCAATAGTGAGCAGTGAGCCTGCAACAATCATAGGTGTAATTTTCATAAGGTTGCCTACTGCGAAGATTGGCAGACCGACAACGATACTTGCCAAAATGCCGTAGAAGATACCTCTTTCAGTCATTCTCTTGCCGTTAATAGCAAAGATGGTCGGGAGCATAACCGAGCTGCGAAGTGTTCCGTAGAACAAGAACAAATAGGTGATTGTAAGACCAGGAATGTTCGCAACTGCGATAGCCAAAATGCAGACTGCAACCATAACCATTCTTGCAATGCTGATTGATGAATAGGTCTTGCCGTTGATAGTCACGTTCTCTCCGTCAGACTTACCATTTGAGAGACGCATAACAACATCATGTCCTGCAACCGATGATACAGCACAGAAGATACTATCAACTGTTGAGATAAGTCCTGCGAGGATCATCAAGAAGAATAGATACAAGAACCACTTCGGGCAGAAAGCTATAACTGCTCCAACATTGACGAGTTGGTTATCTGCGATGTCAAGTCCTGCTCCTGCTGCAAACAGACCGAAGCAAGCAAGCGATGTCGGTACGATGGCAAAGATGAGAGCTGCTACAATCATTGTGCGCTTCACTTTATCAGGCTTGACACAGAAGACACGCTGCCAAAACATCTGATCTCCAAATGTACCCGAGAGCAAGCCGATTGTGGTCGGCAAACCAAAAGACAACATTACTGCAATTCCCGTCGGGCTGAACAGTTGGCTATAGTCGCCCGTGATACCACCGAGACCATTGACAAGTGTTTCGATACCTGCATCTGCCGTCATAATCGGGAGACCGAGAAGCAATACGAGAGCGATAAAGCCCATCTTTGCGAAGTCTGTGGTGACACTACCACGGATGCCGTTAGTTAGCGAATAGAGCAATGGTACTACCGCCAAAACTAAAGTTGTGGTGAAGAACGGAAGACCCGTAATCTTGTGGAAGATGGTTGCGCCTGCCAACAACTGAACAGCAAGTGAGCAAATCTGCAAACCGAAACTCTCCACGAGAAACATAGTATGCGCTCTGTTGCTGTAAGTCTCACGGATATAGTCGCTGAAAGTCCAACCATCGGGGCGTAGCTTGCGCATCTTGTTTGCAAAGAATGCGAACAGTACCATCGTGAGAACATTCGGGACGATGAACCAAAACATTCCTGCGAAGCCTTGCGTGTACGCTTTTTCCGCTGCCGTAAACATGGAAGGTGCCCATACCCACGTTGCTGCCATCGAAAAGGCTGTTAGTAACCATAGGGCAGAATGTCCTGCCGCCAAAAATTCTGCTTTCGTCTGTGTTCTCTTTCTCAGACAAAGCACGATGGCACTCATCACAACAAAGAAAAGTGCGATGAGTGTCCATCCGTCAAACTGTGTCAAAATCTTCATATAAAAATTTTTTTTGATGTAACATTTGTTTTATCTTTTGCAAAGATATTTATACTCCGCCTAATAAGCGTACATTTGCACCACAAAAATGGGTATTTCACCCCAAATAAGCTGTAACAGTCTTGATAAACTGCTCCAAACTGCGCACGATAACGTACTTGTTCCCACACGCTGATGCTATTTTCTCCCACTCCTTCTGTCTTTCAGACTGTTTGCCCGTTGCAGTCTTGAACTCGATACAGAGTGAGCCATACCCTCTTCTTGATACAAGCAATATCATATCCGCAACTCCTGGTGTCACACCTTCTGCTCTCATAATGCTTGCTTCAAACTTTCCACGCTGCCCCCCATTAGGCACAGCGAACATAAGCGGTGCAAACTGACGGTATTGGTAATCAAACCATCGTTTGCACGCTATCTGTATTTTACTCTCGATATGTCTCATCAGAATGGCAAATCATCATCTTTTTTATTTTCCTGCTGCTGCGGCGATGTCGGTTTGCTATCAAGCATCTCCAAGTTATCGACATTAATCTCGGTAATCGTTTTCTGCACTCCGTTTTTGTCGGTAAATGCCCGTGTACGCATTTTTCCTTCGACGTACATCCGAGAGCCTTTATGCACATATTTTTCAATAACATCTGCAAGTTTGCCGAACACTACGATGTTGTGCCACTCCGTGCGTTCGGGAATCGTCACTCCATTCTGTGTTGTGTAACTTTTCTCTGTTGTTGCGATGCTGAATGATGCGATTTTCGCATTGTTTTGAGTCGTGGATATTTTCGGCTCTTTACCGACATATCCGATTACTTGCGCTTTGTTTAGCATAGTCTTTTTTATTTTATAAATATAATATAATATATTACTTAATATTCACCCCTTTTGCAGAATAGTTGTTATACAACTCCGTTTTGTCGATCTTGAAGTTGAAGCACAGATAGCGGTCGCTGCCGTCAGTCTGATAGGAAATAGTATCATCGACATTCGTCGATAAATCGTTCTTGTTGTTTGTCGTAAAACTCTTTGTTAATCTCGCAACCTACAAAGTCAAAGCCGAGATTATACGCGGCTATCCTTGATGAGCCACTGCCTAAATGCGTGTCAAGAATCTTGTCGCCTTGCTTTGCAAAGGTCTTAATGAGATATTCGTATAACGCCACAGGTTTCTGCGTTGGGTGTATGCGTTTCTGTCTGTAAGAATAACTGAATAGCTTAGCTGGCGCATTGAACGATGTCCACAAGTATTCGCACGCAGAAAAGTTCTTCCACGGCTGTCGCTTGTCCCACACGACGAAACATCTGCAAGGAGGAAGATCGAAATAGTTTCCACCGCAAATTATCTGATTCTTCGACACGCGGAACAACTCCTGGAAATATTCATCCGTAGGCGGAATATCCCATTCCATCGGCATTGTGTTCAACGCCCTTATACGCTTCTTGCCTCCTGTAATGCCTGCGCCACTCGCTTTAAGACCATAAGGAGGATCAACAATGGCTAAATCAAAAGCCTTGTCGGGGAGAGTCCGCATATACTCTATGCAGTCAATGTTGTATGCTATATTCATTGGGGAAAAGAAAGGGAGGAAACCGATGCTTCCTCCCTGTTGTCCTCTGGGGTTAACAGAGAGAGGTTGATAATGTTAAATAAAATCGTAAATGGCGATGTCGCCTTGTGGGTTCTTCTTGTTCTTCTTGTTGCGCCTCCACGCATAAGCGAAAGGCATTATCTTCTCGTACCACCGTGCGTCCTCCATCATGGAGCCTACATACTGGGTAAGGTTCGGCTTGTAGTCGAACTCCACAATCTGCGCCCAATCGCCCTTGCGGTTGCCACCGAAGAGGGGCATCATGTCGGCTTCACTCCACTTTTGGCAGAACCGTTTGAAGTAAAAAACATTATGGTTTTGCTTGTCTGGGTCTTCGAGAATCAGACGGACAAAGGCAGGTTGATTGTAGCGGATCATCAGTCTGTCCAACTGCACCAAGACATCGATAGGCTGGACATCGTGCGTGCATTCGTAAAGTCCGTGAGCGAAGTAGGGTTCGCCCTGCTTGGTGAAGCGGATGCGCAAGTCGAAGCATCGTGCTCCATCGTACCATTGTTCCTCGATTGTCTTGCGCTGACACCGAGCGAACGGAATCATGAACCATCCATACCACTTCTGCGGTCGGAGATAAGTCATTGAATTGTGTGTGCCGATTATCGGCGTTCCTTGTTTCTGTTCCATTTTCTTCAATCAATTTTTAATTCAAAAAGTAATTCCTCTTGCCGAGCAACTGACGGACGCACCTGCATTATAATCATCTCCATGTCTTTGTTTATCTGGAGATATAAGTGTTGTCGCTCTGCACCGCCTCTATTCAGCAGCAAAACTCTTCCGTCTGTCGCTTTTGCCAACTCGCACAAGAGAAGCAGATATTTCGGCTTGACGATTGCGTCGGCAATCTTAACCACGCCTTTTCGCTCAGAAAAACTGTATCCGCCACATATTGGACATACTCCTGTAATCTCATGATCATTTCCGAGTCTATCAGTGTATGTACCCCTGACCCTTCCAATACCTCCACACTCTTCGCAAACGGTCAAAAAGTCTCCCCAAGCGTCGTATTTTTTGCTCTTTAATTTTTCTTGTAATTGCTCTATGTCCACCAAGCAATTGCAAGTCTTAGAGGGAAAACAATGATCAACATCAATTTGCTTAATTAGCGGCGAGTAGCCGCTGTTGTTTCCTTGCGACTTAACTCGTATCAAAGAATATCCGTCCGTTGCGACAATCCATTCGCCGTAGACAAACGGCTTCTTGAAATATTCGCGATATTCAAATGCTTCGCCTGCGAGCTTCTCCAACACGCTCTTAATCTCTTTTCTCATAAATTCATCATATTATTTCGTTCTCAATACAAAATTCCGCCATCTTGATTGCCGCCTCTGTAAAGCTGGTATCTTGTGGCTTGCGACCGTTGATTCCCTCCTTGTCGAAGTCGAACACCCATCGTCCATACTGCACAGATATGGTCAAATGTCCAGATATGTTCGGATAGCCTCCGTCGCTGTCCAAGCATTCTTCATATTCTTCGTTCGGATTGTCAACCCGAACCCATTTTATCTGCAGCACTCTGTCCACACACAAAGGCAGACGATCCAAAAGGTTCTGCAACGTCCATTCCTTGCCAAGATTAATGCCAAGACTTACCAGCTTCTTAATTTGCTTTGTCGTAAAATCGTTATTGCCTTGAATCAATTCGAGGAAGTCAGAGGCAAGGTAGAACAGAAGTCTTTCTCGGCTTCTGTTCGCCAAGTTGTTGACTACGTATCTTGCAAAGTCCTCTTTGTCCATCCGTGACAGGTCGTTGAACGCCTTAAAAATATCCATTCCAGTTTCATTTGTCATATTTTCATCCTCCTTAATACTCTTTAAAGAATTGAACCAAATCGGGGCAATTAGCCGCGATGTAAGACAATAAAATTTTGCGATTAAACTCTGATAAATTTTCAAATACATATTTGGCAAAAACCATTTTTTCTGTTGATGTCAGACTGCCAAACGCATCCTCTATATTTATCTCAACTTTTGCCAATATCATAGATTCATTCTCCTTATCTCGTTAATTTTATTAACAACTTCGCCGACTGAATTGTCGGTTGAAAACTTGTGGATAAGCGTGCAGCCATTTGCAATGTACAACGATCCGTCAATAAGTCTGACGGACAGGCTTGCGCACACTTCCTCATTTCGCTTCTGCGCCCTCCGCCTCTGCTGGCGAAGAAGCCACATCCTGTATTGCTTTATCATTTTAATAGTAATTTTACTGCGGAGAGTGCTTTTATAAGTGATTCTAAACGTTGTTTATCTATGTAGAATAGACTTCTTGCTATTTTCCCGTCTTCATACGCAGAAATCAAAACATACTCTTCATTTACCTCTATATTTATAAAAGCATGTTTATGTTTATCATCAATAATATCTAAGCTATACATTACTCTATTGTTTTTATAAAAAGACCTTGTTGTAAAGTTCGGCAAATTGCTTACCAAATTGTGCGGCACGCTCGGATGTATTGAAGCAGAGGCGAGAATTGATATACGCAGCCACATTCGTAAGCGTGTAATGCGTAGACGTGTATTGCGCATCCACGTACACGAACCCCGCAGCATCCTCGTCATATTTGAACCGAGGAAACCACTTGCTCTGTTCACAATCCGAGAAATCGGATACAAAGCCATCTTCTTTGTTCCACGCTTCAGCAAGAGTAAATAGTTTATTTAATGCAATCAAAGCTTCAATGTGCTTGGGGTTGATGTCACTTATAAGCTTGGTGACATCATCGAATTTATTGAGGAATCCAAGAGCTTTTAACCCAAGCATTTCTCTTGCGCTCTCAAAGTCCGTAATGACTTCGTTTATGTCACCGCATTCAACTTCTTCAAGAATGAAATCAAACGGTGACAAATGACTGTCAACGTCCCGACTTTCATTGTTGTAGCTGAGGTATCTCATCAACACTCTTCCAGCTTCTTTACGTGAATTGTGGATGGCTCGCATAACAGTCTGCTCGCTTCCATCCGCGTTTTTTATAATGTACTTCTTCATTTTTTATTGATTTAAAAATTCTAAAAGTTCTTCCGCTTGGCTGAGGGCGAAGTCAGAGTCGGAGCCTTCGTCGTATTCCTTGACAGTCACCCAGCCGTACCATTTTCTAACCTGCACCACATAGGTGGTGATGCTTGACTGCACGATTGGCAGTCGGTCGCTGTGCGTGAAGCACGCATAGATTCTTGGTCTTATTCTGTATCTCATTTCTCGCCTCCTTTCGGTTCTTTGCGCTCTTCAACGACTGCGGATATAACTGCATTTATCGCGTCGCGCTCCTCTGCTGTAATGTGCCTGTGTGCATAGAGGCAAGCAGCCATATATATGTTGAGACCGAGATCTTTATTTTCGGTCATCAGAGTATGGATGAGAAGCCCTATTTCGTGTGTTGTCCCCTTAGAAAAACCCCACACGTCGCTCTCTTTCTTGTCTGCTAAAATTACCACTGCTGTACGATTCTTCTTATCTTTATTAAACCAATATTCACTACAGTTGACGATTTTTTCTGCTTCTTTCATTGTCTTTTAAATTTTTTATTAGAGTTAAATAAACTTTATTCCTCGCCTCCTTTCTTCAGTTCAGCGATTAGAGCGTCAGCGATCATGACTGCATCTTTTACACCGCGATCGAGACCCTTGCCGTGATATTCAAGAAGAATCGTGTGCGGTAATATATACTTTGCTATCTCATACCTGCGCTGCTCCCAGTCTGGGGTGCGCAATGTCTTGGCGATGCTCACCACCGCCTCTGCCTGTCTTTGTTCTAAAACATTCATTGCCTTTTAGTTTTGTTAGATTATGTCAAAAATGTCCAGTTGTCTTGGTTCTGTCACTCGTCCGGAGGGGAAGAACAATTGCTCGAAGATATGTTCCATACAGGCGACCACGATTGAGTTGCCTGCGAGCTTGTATTGCTGGGACTCCGAGATGTACATCGGCTTCCCGTTCTTCCTGTGACCCTTGACGTAGTTTTTGATTTTGTCGTAGTCCTCGTCGTCGACATCCATCAGACGGAAACACTCGCGCGGAATAAGTCTGCGGATGCGATATGGGAACGTGTCGCCATAGACGTTGTTAGGTCTGGCGGACGTGAGGGTTGACCCCACGGATTCGGCGAACTCGGTCTGTAGTTCTGCTACACCGCTTTTCGCTTTGTCCTGCCTATAAGGTCGCAGATTGTTGTCCTTGTCCACCGACACACCGCAAGGCTGACGGCGAACCTCCTCCGCTACTCGGCGAACCTCCTCCGCCTTCGGTTCCCACACACAGGTAACCGCTTTTGATTCCGTTGCCCTCAGAGTCGGGGACTCTGAGGTTAGCGACCTTGCTCCCTTGAATTCCATCTTGTGGCTCAGAGGATGGACGGAAGCCTTCGGCTCCAAGACTGCGTTTTCCTCGCCCGTGAGGAGAGTGCCGATGATGTCGCCCTTGTTGCCCTGCACTCTCCCTCGGCGAGTACGGGATGACGGCTGGGAGATGTTGACCGCACCGTACTCCTCCACCTCCGCAAAGCCTTCCCTTGTGTTGGCTTTGATGCGCAAAGGTTCAAACAGCATATTGTCCTTCTGCACGCTTGTTATAGTGTTGGACACTCCGTCTGTTCTTGGTTCCATCTGTTGCATATATTTTCTCTGTTGTATCAGTTTATGGGATTCCCAGCCCTTTCTCACCTTCTTCCCGTATTCGGTTCGTTTTGGAGTCAGGACGTTAGGTTCGTTTCTCTGTTCTACGACCAAATTTAAACGCGTTGACCTTGTCAGAGCGTTTGATGTTCCATCCATTTTCGTTTCAAATTTTACACCATACTCGCCTTGTTCTCCTTTGGGTCGCCCTCTGCTCGCCACCACGAACGGCTCGGCGATAGAGACGGTCTCTCCGTGGTTGTTCATCACAGTAGGAGAGACCCCCCCCCACGTTATAAACCTTGCCGCAAGCGTGGTTGCTCGGATACTTGTTCATCTCAACAATCGGCTTTGGCTCCAACACATATTGAGCAGTGTTGCCCCTTGTTCCCGTGCTGCAATGGATGGTGTTCGCCACCTCCTTCGTGTGGTAGTTCTCAATCTTACCTTTCTTGTCGCGTGAGTAACTCACAATCTTAGGATCTTCTTTCATCTCGATTATTTTTGGAATAAGCCCCCCACCAGTGGGGGTGGTGATAGCAGGAGAGATGCCCTCCGTCTTATACGTTCTATATGCCCGATGTTGACCGCTCTCCACGGTCATCACTCTGTCCGTCTTCTTCATTGCTCAAATCTTCACTAACGAAATACATACAATTGGCATTCACCCTCGCCTTGATGGTTCCGGCTATGTCGTTGACGCATTGGTTGTATGTGTCTATCCATAGCCCCCCCCCCTGTCAATTTTCGGGAGCATCCGCAGAAGCCGCTTTCCGCCTGTCGCTTGTTTCTTCATTTCTCATTCTGTTTTGGTCGTAATCTTCCACGATGACCACCCCCCCCCTATATCCGTGGTTGCGGATGCATCGTGCCACTCCGTTGCAGGATATGATGTCCTCGCTTCTATATCCCGTCTTCTCGATCATTATGACCTTGTCTGTTTCCATTCTCTTCATCTGCTATTGTCACTATGCTTCCGTGGTTCAGCATCACCGTCGGAGAGATTCCGTCAGTACCGATGACGATACCGCTTATCTGACTCTTCGGATATAGCCTTCCGACACGGTTTATTGTTCTTGGATGTAATTGTCGTCGTTCCTCATCCCGCCCGACAGGATTGTCTTCGCTATACCCCCCCCCTCGGTGTACTCAAACTTGTGGTTGGTGGTGGTTTCGGCGTTCCATTTCAGCCGCCCCAGAATCACGTCAGTTTTAAGGTAATATCTATCCTCGACACTCTCACCGTCGTGGTATGTAACAAGTACGTCACGGAGCCGCCGCTCCAACGGGAACGGCTGAGGAAAATCATACTTGATGCCGCTCGGGAACAACTGTGGGAACTTGGCGGACGCATCCTTGCGGATGCTTAATGCGAACACCCTCACACGGTTCTGCGGAACACCGAAATCTTTAGCGTTTATCTTCTTCCAGTATGTCTTGTAGCCTTGTTCGTCAAGGTAGTCTATCCATCGCTGGAAGTCGGGCATAAACTTCTTGGAAGCCAACGCCGCCACGTTCTCGAGTAAAAGGAATGACGGACGCTTCGTCTCTATCGCCCTCCTACACTCCCATAGCAATGATGAGCGCGAACCACTGCCTTCCCGCAAGCCTCGCTGAAGTCCGGCATTGCTGATGTCCTGACAAGGGAAGCTGTAGGTGAACAAGTCGAAGTCAGATACTCGCTCCCAATCGACCTTGCTTATGTCACCGTGGTTGCATTCGGCATACTCCGGAAACACGGCATTGTGGGCGGCTATTGCGTCATCGTCAATTTCGCTCCATCCGACAAGTTGGAAATCCGCACCGCCAGCGTGGCGCCGTGCGACTCGGCGCAGAGCCATCATCTGCGAGCCGTATCCAGCGAAAGCCTCAAACACTCTGATTCTCATATCAATCCGTTATTTGTGCTTCCGAAACCGCCTTTTCCGCGCTCGGTCGCTTGGTTGAACAACTCTTCCTCATCCACAACCTCGACACCCTCATAGCTCACGGGAGTAAGCACGAATTGCGCCACCTTCATTCCTGGATGAATTACTTCTATGCTTCTGCCGACATTGATGAGATGTATGTATATCTCGCCTTGATAGTCCTCGTCGACAACGCACGCTCCGACAACGAGCGTTCCTTTGGGGGTGTTTGCCTTCGGCGTCAGACCGACACGCCGCATAGCGTCTGTGGATGTCGCCACGCTGGAGCGGTTCATCGCAATCAGCGCGTAGCCGTGCGGCACTTCCGCCCTTATACCGCTCGGCACGAGGATGTCAGTCCCCGATGTCAGCCGAGCCGTGAAGCCTTTCGGCACGTAGAAGTCCAGCCCTGCCGAGCATTCAGTCCCTCTTGTGGGAGTCTTCACCTCCCTTATCTTACTTATCTTCATCTGTTGTTTCGTCAATCTTATAATTATTACATTTAAATGACAGCGTAGGCATCGGTATGTAGCCTGCGATACTGAACGCCTCCTGCATATTCTCAAGCACCGATGCTGTCAACCTGTAAAGTTTTACATCTAATAACTCACACCGATGTGGTTGCACCCGAATCTCTCTATATTGAGTGTCTTCGTAACCTAAATTGTCGTACAGGCTCATAAAATCTGTTTCATAACTGGGAATGAAGTGCTTGCATGTGTAGCACAATGGTATGTTCTGCGGATTCTTCAAGCATAATTCTTCATGATTCGCACACGTTCCGCTCCTCATATATAACTTCTTGCAGTAGTCGCACCTGTAGGCTGTCACTTCTTTCATCTGTTTCTGACGATTTTAATTGTTTGAAAATCTATTCTGACTGGCACTTTGTTTTTGTCGCGCTCTCGCAATATAGGGAGCATTGCGAGTGCTTTTCGTCGTGAAGTCATCATACCTTCATTCGTGCTGTCAAGCCTCAATCCGACTGGGATATTATTTTTCTGTTTGCTCATTTGTTCGTAAAATTAAAAATTTGCTTGTTTTTCTTGCGTCTGTTGCATTTTTTCTCTCGTCAGATATAATTTTATTATCTCGGATATAAAACTGCGTTAAACGCGCTTATTTTGAATTTCTCTCCGAATCTCTTCGTCCGTGTGGTTTCCGTCGAACAGATCCTTAATCTGCAAGTACTCCTGCGCCGATATGCCGTATCGTCTGAGCAATGCCCGAAAATCATCAACCTCGGCATCGTGTGCGGCACGCTCTGCATCTCTTTGCTGATGTTGCTCGCGCCGTTCAGCACGTAACGTTGTCGGTCGGAATATCTGCATCTTCTTGTTGTCGTAATTGCCATCGATGATTTTTTGGAAGTTGGTCGGCAACACACACCAATCGATCGTAGCAATCCAGCCTCGCTGGTTCTTGCCGTTAAGGAAGTCGCTTGCTACCGCTTTACGGATCATCTCGAAGAAGACTTCCTCGCCATATTCTCGGCAACGAGCAGAGATATGCTTGCGACGTGTTGATTTGATGCCACGGATTTTGGGAATCACCGATTGCCGTTCTGCAAGTGCAGTGTTCCACGCATCCAAAATTCTTAAAAAATCAATTTTGGGTTCTTGCGAGTCAATCTTCGCATTTTGCGAAGTTGACCCAAAAGAGTTTATCTCTTTTGTATTTATATTCTCATTTACATTCTCATTCTCATTTACATTCTCATTCTCATTTACATTCTCATTCTCATTTACATTAGGTTGTTTTTGGTTGTTTTTTGGTTGTTTTTTGGTTGTTTCTCGGTTGTTTCTCGGTTGTTTTCGGGCGTTTTGATTACCTATCGGCGCGCCCCCTTTGCACCCATTTTCAAAGCGTTTGTTGTTTGCCTCAAGCTGTGGACGGATAAGCGTCCACAAGACTTTTTCAATGCCTTCAAAATGAGGTTCAACAAGGTCTAATCCGTAATCGATAATCGCTTCATACATACGTAGCCGAACGTCTTTATCCAAGGCGCGAAAAGCGTCACGAAACGACCGATAAAAAACAAATGACTCTCGTTCCATACTCTATGCTTTTTTATCGTTCCGCTCAGCGTCGATTGATGGTTTTGCCACAGCGAGAAGCACTCGGATTTCCTGTGGTAAGTCCCACTCTGGTTCAGATCCGAAAAACGCATAATTGGCAATTGCGCAGATAGCATCTAATTGATATTCTTCATCGATACATTCTATAGCGTCATACCATTCTTTGCGAAAAGTAAATTCATTCATAATTCTTCATTTTTTCGAGTTTGTTTATCTCTTTAGTTAGTAATCGCACGGCGTTAGCAAGTCGTGGCTTGGCGGCAATCAGCTCTGTCGGTGTGGATCTGATGACAATGCGTGCGCACCGAATAATCGTATCTCTCATATCATTAGGAATTTGTTGCATAACTAATATGGTTTTTTGGATATGTCAATTTCTTTCCCCGATGATGCGATATACACAGGCTTGCCAGTGTGTTCTCTAACTTGTTTCACAAACATCGCAGCATCTGAGTTCGTGGCTGACAGATGCACAAGTACAATGCTGCCGCATTCCGACAAGTCTTGTCGGTCAAGGGTACGAAGAGTTTCCGATAATTCCATGTGAGAGTTCATAAGCCTTGGGCGCATAGCTTCTTGCATAAGCCCGCTCACAATGTTTTCTTGCAATATCTCGTCCGAATAATTCGCCTCGATTAATATCGTATTCAAGCCGTCAACAACATACGGAAATGCAATTGTATCGGTAACAAAAAGCATTTTGCCTATCTCTGCGTGTCCGATGATGAATGCAAAGCATGGCACGTCGTGTTTGACATCTAACGGAATCACTCTGAATCCACCAACGGCATAGCCATGCCGCGCTCGAATCTCCCGAGTGAAAGGTTTTCCGTAAAGTCCCTTTGCACGGAGAGTGTCGGCAGATGCAAAAACTGTCACCCCAGAAGTCGCCAAAGAAGTCGCGTGTCCCGCGTGATCATTGTGACTATGCGTGATGAACGCTCCCACAACATTGCTTAATCGCCAACCAAGCGCGCGCTTGATTCTTGACAGACGTATTCCGCACTCAATTATCAATGACTCATTCCTTGTTTCAAGGACATAGCAATTGCCGTTTGACGAGCTTCCGAGGATTTTCAGTTTCATATACAAAAATGATTAAATGATGATATTCTGCTTTGTCGGTAATTAATACGGCGCTTCTTCTGGTGTTGGTTCTTGTGCCTGAGAAGCATCAGTGCTTGATGATGTTTCGGAAACATCATCAAATTCAACTGCTGTAGTGTCTATTATCTGCACGTCGCTATGCTGTGCGGCATCACGTTGTATAGATGCTTTATCGCTATCGGCATCGTCTTCCTTGCCGTCGTACAGCCACGCATCATCAGATGAGTTGATTATCGCCTTGCACGCACGTCCAATGACAGTTTTTTTCGCCATCTCTTCGGCAAAGTTCTTGTGTGCTGGACTGTTGCCTTTTGTAGCGCCTTGTCCCCACGCTGCTCGTATCTGCTGCATAGACATAATGGTGACTTGCGTCGTTCCATCTGCAAGTGTCACAAGTGCGTATGCTCCCTTTATTTTGGAGTTGTCAATGTTCTCGAGTTTCTGCGAGTGTTTGACGATTGCCACTTTCGCAGTCTTTGGATCAATCTCATACAGAAAATCGTCTCCATCGTAAATGACATTAGCAACAGGTTCGGACACCATTCCGCCCGCACGTTTAGCAAGTGCGATTGTGCCGAAATAACTGCGTTGGAATATCAGTTTGTTCCCATACATGATGAAATATCCTTGTTTCTTCGACACGCTCAATCCTTGCAAGACCATATCAAGAAGGCTGTTTGCAATGGATTCTTTCGTGCATATCTGCAACGCCTTGTGATGCTCCTTATCTTCAACTTCTTGAAGCGCAAGCCACGCACTCTTCATGTGGTTCTCGACAGAGTAGTTTTTCGGTAGAATCATGCTGCCGTCTTTTTGAAATTGCTCGATTCGCGACAATACTTGTTCGCTGATGTTCTCAAACTTTTGGATGCTGGTTTTCTCGTCTTTCTTTTCCATTTCTGTTTAGTTTAATTAGTTTTCGTTGTTTTGATAAATAAAAATGAATGCGCCACTCTGCGGTTGATTCTTTTTCCGTTTCCGTGGCAAGGGCGGATATGGTTTATTTATACTTTTCATCTCTTTCAATTTTAAGTGTGGAACATCGAGAGTCCACGATTAGGTTGATAATCTGTGATTGAGTAGGCAAAATGTTGGTAACGCTTTCTCGGTTGTCAATCACAATCGGAGCGGAACATTTTTTCTCTCTGCAAATGGTGTTGATGATGTCTATTCCAGCATTGACCTTCATTGCGTTATTCAAATCCGAGAAAGGTACACCATTCACCATCGCTTCACAGGTTTCTACTTCTCCGCCATTGACTTGTTTTTCGAACATTTTGAATCTGACGATTTCGAACATTCCGTTTATGCGTTCTTCAATATGTTCGATTTGCGCCTTGCGGAATTGCTGAATTGTATATTCTGTTTTTTCAAGCTCGGCGAGAGCGTTTTGTTGGGTGCGGTATTCGTCCTCGAGTTCGGCGATACGCTTCAGCGTTCTGCCAATGATGTCACGGACTTGCATCTGCGTTTTAAGTTCGGCAATTTTGCTGAGTAATTCTTGCTTGCGCTTATACACTGCATCGGTATCTACAATGCCAGCCTCTGCCTCTTTTGTGCGGATTCTATCGCTTAATGCTTGCAGATCTTCGCGCATTGCCTTGATGTCCGCTTGTTCGGCAACAATACGTTGATAATCTGGTTCTATCGGTTCAACTCGAAATATGTCAGAGTTCTCTATCTCGGCAATATCTGCGTCGTAGGCAAATACCTTGTCGTTCGCACTCTTCAGTTCGGATTCTTTGGCGATGATTGCGGCTTTGTTTTCGAGCCCTTTGTGTTTGTTATTCTCGAGTTTATCGGCGTGATCCGAGTTGAACGCATTACGCATCTGCTCTATACGAGCATCAATATCGTCAGCTTTAAGTTTCTGTCCGCAAGTTGGGCAAACAAACATATCACGGTCGGGCGCCACAAACTGCTCGTTCTTCAGTGCATACCACTCATTGAGTAATTCAGCGTGACGTGTCTTCAGCGTCTGTAAATCGTGTTCAAGGCGCGGAATCGTTATCGACATCAATTGACGCTCGTTGCGGAGCGTTTTCACTTGCGCCTGTACAGCCTCGTAGGCGCGCTTTTTGTCGTAATATTCGCGGTGTGTATTGTTTATAATCTCGTTCTCGGCATCAGCTTTAGCACTCGCCTTCTGGATGTAGTCTTGCTTCATTTTCGAAACATCGATTAAGCGCATCTCGTTTGCTTTGTTTATATCAGCAATCTCAGTATCAATCGCGCTTACTTCACTTTGTAGCTTGTCGATTTCTTGCTCTATAGCATCCCAATCGCGCGCCTCGGGCATTGACCGATTACACTCATCGATTCGCGCTGGAATGCTCTCAACACTGTCTTTGACTCTGCGTTTTTTGGCAACGATTTCACGCTTGTATTCATCAAGCGTTTTGCCTGTCAGGTTGCGAAGTAATGCGGCGAAATCTTCATTCTCACCAACAATGTCTTCTTCGTCGATATTGCCAGCGAGGTCAAACAGCATTGCTCGCTGTACGTCTTTTTTCTGCGCGGTGAAATACCACGGATTAGTGATTAACTTGAATAGTTGCTCGTCGCAGATACCGCTGATTTTAGCATTGTATTCGGTCACAGATGTAGGCACGTCGTTCCAATAGCATTCCAATAGGTTTCCCGAATATGTTTCCTCTGCGCTGCCACGCTTCTTTGTCCATTTCTCTACAAGACATTTGCGGAGCGTGATTTCTTCTCCGTTGATGCGTAAAACGCCTGTGACTTCGTGCGGAATGCGTGGAATCACATTGCCTTGCTCGTCGTAGGTCTTAATGCCGAAATCTTTGCGATCGTCGCTTGATTTCCCAAATAGTAACCATCTGAACGCGTCAAACACCGTCGTTTTTCCGCTGGCATTCGCGCCGCGAATGTCTGTCTTTCTACCGAAATCAATTTCAAGGGAGCGAATACCTTTGAAGTTAGTGAGTGATAATTTGGTTAGGATTATTTCTTTCATTTAAAAAAGATTTTGAAATTAGTTATCTGTGAGTTAAGCAATACGTGTTCGCCTCCGCCCTTAGTTCTTCGTTCGTGCGTTGGCGGTTGCGGAACATCCATTCATCGATTTCGCTGCGCTTAAAGACCAGTTTTCCACCGCGTGGCTTGTATACAGGTATTTCTCTGTGGCAGACAAGCGTTAGCAATGATGAACGTCGGTAGCCTGTGTATGCGACGACATCTTCAAGCGTCATTAGTTCCTTTTTTGAGTTGGCGCAAATCAGCGCCTCGAGCGATTCAATTTTCTTCGTCAGAATCGCGATGCTGTTCGTTATGTCCATAGTCTCTTTCTGTTATGTAGTAAAAAGGGTAGGCAAGTCCAGCGATGCCCATAATAACGGCGATTATAGAGCCGTTGAATGCTGCTGCAATAAGTAGTGCTATGCCTATTATTGTCATCACGACCGTCATCAGAGTCGTAGCGGCTGAAAAGAAATCATCGTTCATTGTTCTTCGTTTTTAGTCGGGAATAATTCGCTTGCTGGGATTCCAACCGTATCTTCAATGACTTTCTGTGTCAGTTTGTCGGGAGCGGATCTCTCCGTAAGCCACCCTCGAACGGTCATTTCACTCTTCTTTGTGGCTTTGGCAAGCTGCTCAACCAGTTCTCGTCTTGGCGAGCGAGGACTAAGCCCTAAATAAAATTTCTTTAATGTCATTCTCATTTTTTGCTATATTTATGTATTTATGTTTTTCTTGACTTGTCGTGGTTGCTCTTTGAGTTCAAGAGCAACCACCCTTGCCAGCTTATCTTACTTCGCCATCATTGCATATAAGGACATCTCCACAGATGTAATCGCTTTTGTAGATTGCCTCATATTCTTTGGCTATCTTCGTCGCTTCGTGATTGTAAGTGCAACAAAACTTTCCTTCCTCGTTTGCTACCATAATTTCATTGTCTGTAAGGCGCAATACTTCAATATATCCTCCGACGATTTTCTGGAGTTCTTCAAGTTGAAAGTCTGTTCCGTTCTGTGGAGTGACTTCCACGATTGTTCCGTCTGTTTTTATAATTTTTGCCATAATCGTTGTTTTTTTCATAATTTTTTGTCGTTTTGCAGTTTAATAATTACATTTGCGCCGTGCTTATGTTGTTTGCACATTGCAAAGATAAGATAGGATCTTAGATTATACAAGATGCTATCTTGTTTTTATCCTATTATTAAGATTTTTTAACAAGATGGAAAACGAGATACTGAGTTATCGCATAGATAAATTACTGGAGGAAAGTAAGTTAAACGCCCCGTCGTTTGCGCGAGCAATTGGTTGCTCAACACCACAGGCGATATATGACTTGCTGAGTGGAAAAACCAAGAGCCTATCACCAAGCATGCAACATAAGATACTATCTTATATGCCCGGAGTCAATTTACAGTGGCTTCTCACAGGTGAAGGCGAGATGCTGAAGCCGACCGAGGGTGTCGCTCCAAGGGATGCAGTACCGCTCGAGGATGTGAGTCGGCAAGGTAACACGGATAATACACTTGACCGACTATTGACGATGATGGAGAGACTGATTGAGCAAGGCGATAGACAGACGAGAGTTGCCGAAATCAACGCTGAAGCGAACAAACAAAACTCTGATAATCTCGCCCGACTTATCGAACGCTGGGACGCAATGCAAGGGAACTCCCTATCACACAGGCAGGGTGTCGGATAATCCACCTTGCCCCATTTTGTCAAACAAGAAATATGCGTGTCGTCTGCGACGATTGTCCAGCATGAGAGTCGCGATGTAGAGAATTTAGATGGAAGAGAGAAAATGAGAAGAAAAAAAACAACGAACAAACTGGATAGATTTGATTTGAAAGATTCATCGGGGATTGACAAAGATGTTCCGTTTTGGGCAACGCTTTTGCCGCTACTCTTTCTTGTCGAATCTATTTTATCAATGTTCGATGAAAATTATTAACCCAATATATAATTTTATGGTAGGAATATCAGTTTTAGCAGGCATAATCGCCCTTGTTTTTGCCATCGTTTTTTATGTGAAATTTTTCCAGATGGCAGCCGACATAAACCGAATGTCGCGGCTCATGGAGGAGTTGACGAAGAAAAATAAAGTATCACTTAAAGAAGAAACAAGCGCAGAGCAGTTGCAAGAATCTGCTTCGGCTTCGTCTGTAAATACAGATGCCACGAAAATAACGGAATCAATATCGGAGAATGATGATGTGTTTTCTAAAATTGGATGGCCGACGGCTTAATTATTCTTTTTTTTGTTGAAATAACCAGTAAATAATCTATGTATATACATATTATCCAAACATTGGCTAAGTTTGCGAAACATCGCAATATCGACTTGAACGAACTGCGCCAACTCCGTCTGCAAACCCAGTTTGCTATCGATCGAAAAGAAATTATCGGGCAGTCAGCAAAGGACGAATATGCCGTTCTTGCTGCTCTTGATGATGTGTATTATAATGACACCACCGCCAATGAGTAGACGGAGAGTGTATCAGCAAGCGACACTTGATGTGCAACGCAGATTTTTCGATACCGTCACCGAGCTTGTCGCAAGTGGAGTGATTATCGGCGGAGTTGCTGGGTATTGCAATACAGCGAAAATCGAGAATAGCCATTATTACGCGCAACGAAAAGATCCACAGCGAGGATTTTTTGAGATTGCATGGGTCTTTCCGTTGATCACTATCTACGGGGTGTCGCCAGTGTGGATGTTGCTCGGCAAAGGGAAAAAGTACAAAACGATTAGAAACACAACTAACTATGAAGAAAAGACTTCTTGTGATAGTGCTGTTGGCACGCCCTCTATATGAATAAAAACAAAGAAAAACACACCAAAAAATAAGTGGATGAACAATGATTTTGCGGCGAAAAAGTTTGCTATTTTGTAAACTTTTCTGTATCTTTGCAGTGTTGAAAACAAACGATAACGATGGCAGCATTCCAACTCATATTATTAGACGAGGCGAAAAAATTCCTCGACAACATTCCTCAAAATGCGCATAAGAAAGTGCTATACAATATGTGGAGAGTGTCTGGTGGAGAGAAAAACATTGAGCTATTTAAGAAATTGGAGAAATCTGAAATTTGGGAATTTCGCACATTATACAACGGAATAGCATATCGACTTTTCGCTTTCTGGGATACCGAGGAAAAGACATTGGTGGTCGCCACTCACGGAATCATCAAGAAAACGCAAAAGACTCCAAGCAAAGAGATAGCGAAAGCAGAAGCAATAAGAAAAGAATATTTCAAAAATAAATAATTATGGAACAGAGAGGAAATCTGAAGCTCTACACGCTCGAAGAAGTTACTGATGAAATCATCGGCAAAAAAGGAACTGCCGAACGAGACGAATTTGACAGGGACGTAGAGGAAGCATTGAAAGCCTACCAACTCGGGGAAACCATAAAAGAGGTACGCAAAGAACAAGACCTCACACAGGAGGCTTTGGGTGAAAGAATAGGGGTCAAAAAGGCGCAAATAAGCAAAATCGAAAATGGGCAAACGATGACTTTGCGCACAATGAGCCGTGTGTTCCGCGCCCTCGGCATCACGTCTGGAGAACTGCTTCTCAGCAACGGGCAGAAACTTCAACTTTGGTAACCGCTACTTCTTCAGTGCGTCGGAAATCTTAGCCACTGCCGCTTGCTTGTTCTTGTCAAGGACTTTCGCATAAATCTGCGTTGTGCGAATGTTTGTATGTCCGAGCAGTTTGCTGACGGTGTAGATGTCAGTGCCGATGTCGAGCATTATAACTGCGAACGTGTGCCGTGCGCAATGGAATGTGATGTGCTTATCAATGCCTGTGATTGGCATTATCCGTTTTCTGAGCGCGTTGTTGGCGTGCATGGATGATGTCAGCGCGAAAACCATCTCTGATGTTTTTGGTTGACGATTAATGATTTCAACAGCTTGTTCGTTGATGTCAAGATATTCTTGCTGCCGAGTTTTCTGTTGCTCGAATGTAATCCGCGTAAAGCCGAATTGCGTTGAGATGTTCGACCACTTCAGATTGCGAATATCGACCCATCGTAATCCTGTAAGGCACGAAAAAACAAAAGCATCCTTAATAGATTCATAATGTGGATGACACGGACTTGCAATCAACAAGCGCAATTCGTCAATCGTTAGAAACGCACGTTCCTTTGGGTTGACTTTCGGTAACTCTCGGATGGTTGGAATATCATCTTTAGAAATGATGTGGTCGCGTGCTGCTGTATTAAGACTCGTCGTAAAAATAGAAATAAGATGATACACCGTACTTGGATTAAGTGGACGACCTGTGCGCAAAGAAGTCGTAGATAACAGGTGTTTTACAAATCCGTTCGTCCAAGCAGCCGAAGTAATGTCGTCAAAAGTGAGCGATTCTGCCCTCTTGTCGTAAAGCTTGATTTGATGCAAACACGTCATCCAGTTTCTTTTCGTGCTGATAGTGCGTGATGGACTGCTGATAAGTGCGCGGAAATATTCGCAAAACAATACTGTCGGACGCTCGCCATCAAGACCGAACCGATCGTTCCGCGCGTCAAGAATCCGCTTCGCGCATATTTCTTCAGCAAGCCGCATTGTTTCTCGGTTTCGTTGTTTGTCAGCCCTCGTTCGTTCTGGTTCCAGGAAAAGCCCAAGCGTTTCGTTATGCCGCAAGCCGTTGCTTATCACATCAAGATATAGCCGTATGCGACCGCTCGGCAACTCTCGTTGGCGTAAAGTAATTGATGTTTTCTTCTTCATTTTGCGTCGTGTGTTTATAGATTTTCCGTGCAACAAAAATACAACAAAAAAACCAAAAGGAATCAAATAAAAACAAACAATCTGCAAATTTGTACGCTCTGTATATCGTTAGTTTTGTTGGTTTTGTGTGTTTCAGTCTGTTTTGGTTTGATATGCGAAATCTTTGCATTACTTTTGTATACAACTAAATCAAACGAT